TAATGAGGGCGATGCGGTGCAGGTTGGCCTCCTTCTCCACCGCCGCCTGCAACTGAGTCTGGTTAAAGTCCCCGCCGCTCACGGTCACGCCTGAGAGATCCAGGCCCTGCACCTGGGCCAGCTTGCAAACCGGCTGCACCGCCCAGCCGTTGGCGATGGCCCACTGCACATCCTTGTTTCCTATCTCCCGCTCATAGAACTCCCGCATCGGTGTGCCGTCCATCCGAAACGGAGTCGCAGTAAACCCGGCCACCATGGCGCCGTGATCCTGGAACCACCGAAACATCTCCAGGCAGGCGGGCGAGAACTGCATGTGAGCCTCGTCCACAATCACCAGCCGGATGTCCTGGAACTTCTTGTACCGGCCGCGGATGAGGGTCTGCTTGCAAGCCACCACCACCTGCGGACTCCACCACTCGTCCTCTTGGCTGCGGTACTCCGCCATCTCTAAGGCCGGGTCGATGCCGATGATGTCTCGCACCTTGTCTGCTGCCTGCCAGACCAGTTCCCGGAGCGGGGCCAGGATGAGTGTCCGGCCAGAAATGCGGTTGGCCGTTTCCACAAACACCACGGTCTTCCCCGCTCCGGTGAACAGGCCCGTGAGCGTTGAGCGAACCCCTTCTGCGAGCGCACGCAGGTGGGCGTCAACGATCTCGGCTTGGTAGTCACGCAGGTGCATGCGTCACCTCCCCTCGGAGGCTGGCCGCCTGCCTCATCAATGCGAGAGCAAACTCCTCAACCTTGTCAGCGGCCGCCATGTCAGCCGCCTCTGGCGTGTCATGCCAAGCGGTGTCGAAGCGCAGCATGTGGTGTCCGCAGCGGACAAACGACTCGCCGCCTACAGCAACCACATCCCCCTCATCACGGAAGATGTGGGCACCACTCTCGCCAATCCGGTCATAGACCCAAGACCTGTACACCCTCATGTCAGCCTCCATGCCCCCTCCCAAACAAAAAGACCCGGGGCGGGGGTGGAGGGAGAGCCCCCGCCCCGGGCGGCGCGCACACTCGTCAAGCAAAGTCCGACGCGAACTCGGGCTCTTGCTTTGTTTCCTTCTTGCCGGTCAGTTGCAGCGTGCGGATCTTCATCACCTGCTTGCTGCGCTTCTGGCCTTCCTTCTCCCAGGTCTGCGTTTGGATCTCGCCCTGGCAGAACACCGAGGTTCCACGGCTCACATAGCCCAGTGCCCCATTCGGATCCCACCATTCGCAATCGAAGAACTCCACGCTGTCCTTGTAGCCATTCACGGCTACAGAAAACTTGGCAACCTGCTTCTCACCGACTTGGCGAATCTCCGGATCCTTGGTCACGTTCCCGAGGATCATCACGCACTGGTAACCCATTACTTGGCCTCCTTTTGCCAGACTCTGTTGAACTCCGCTTCACACCTCTTGAACACCTCGGCGGGTACGGACTTTTCTTTCGCCCGCAACCGCACGGTGTCCAAGTGTTTCTGCGCCTCTGCGATGGTGGCGGCCTCGGCAATCGCCGTCTTCGCCCCCTGCTCGTAGGCCATGCTCTTGTAGACATCGCCTGTCTTCGGTGAGGGTGCCTGCACGGCGTGGCCGTCGTCATCGGGCTCGCCGCTAAACCCGCCCGTCAGAGCCATGAGCAAGGTCCGCTTGGCGTAGGTCATCGCCGCGCCAAATCCCTGCATGTCGTTCTTCGGGTTGATCAGCGGCGCGCACCCTTGGATGTACTCACCGCTGGTATGCCGCAGCGTCCCGACCAGCACCCACTGCCCGCCCACCATTCCCGGGCGGAAGTCCGGCAGGCACAACCCGTTGCTCGTCAGCGGGCCACGCAGGGATTCGCAGCACTGCTGGTAAGACGCAAAGCGAGACTTAAAGTGCGGGTTCGCACTGTCCAGCTTCACCGCCTGATACTCGCTCTGCGCCTTGCCAAGCGCCTCGGTCAGCTTGCCCGTCGCCGGGGACGATGACGGCCCCAGGATTTCCGTGTGATCAGTCATAGTTCGACAACCTCCTCCTTGCTTATGGCCCACTGCGGAATGGCCATCTCCTGAATCTCGTCCGCGTCCGCAGGCAAATACATGCCAGTCGAACGGCGCAGTCGGACCTCCTCCATAGTGCTGATCAGCCGCTTGCCAGCCGCCGCCACCAACTCCTCGGGCAGGACAAAGGCCCGGCAAGAGAAGGGCGGCATGGTCTGGACGAAGACGAATGGCATGCGGAACGGCGGATAGCCAATGGCATACGCGCCCTGCTGGTAAAGCCAGTCCTGCTCGGCGTAGCCGTAGTCCAATACGCTGCGGTACAGCCGATCCCAAGGCGACGAGGTGGTCTTGAGATCCCACCACAACCCCTCGGTGCATGCGTCCGGACGAACCTTCAGCTTGTGGCCGTAAGCCTCAAAGAACACGGACAGTTGGGCCCGGGTGGTCAAGGTCATCAACTCATAGACAGAGTCGTTGCCCCGCATGGAGTCCAGCATCTTTTCATATTGCCACTTCTTGTCGGCAGTGATGCAGATGCCGGTCTGGCCAGCAGCCCATTCCTTGTAAGCCTTGGTGCTGCGTGAGCCGTTGGCCCCGAGAACCTCGTCGGGCGGAACCACAACGACATCATCAAACCGCTTGCCACCCAGGATGGCCGTAACGATCTCGTCAAACTCACTGCCGGTGGTGGTTGCAGAGTTCCCACCGAAGAGGGAGTAGCCAAGGTCCATCCACAACTGGGCATCCCCGCCACCCTTCTGCACCGCGCAAAGGAACGACCGGCCGTCGAAAGGTTTCTTCTGGTGGTAAGCCTGGTTCGACATCCCCGTGACCGTCACGGGCAGGTCGTCCCAATTCATCTCACTGTCCATGCGTACAGTCCTCCTAGTGAAAAGCCCCGTCCGTGGGGCGGGTGCGATCCTTCTTGCCCCTCCATGGGCGAACCAACTCCAAATACGCTCTGCCAAACTGTCCAAGGGAGAACAGCAGGCACGCAGTGCTGAAAGCGGAGAGGTAAACGCAGACCGTCAGACAGACGATCCAGGCCGCGCGGAGAATGGGCCAGCGGCGGTAAGCAAGCCAGATCGCCGGGCAACTAACCAACTGAGCTAGCTGCCCGGCAGTGTGAGTTTGGCGGTTATACCGATTCGCCAGCCGCCTTGAAGCCCCCAAAGAGGGCGACATACTTACCCGCCCGGTGCCCCCATGAAGCTCATCGACTTGGCCAGAACCTACTGCAACCGTGTCGGCGGGAGCCACGGCTACCTGGAGCAGCTTGAGGTCTTCGTTCGCCGGCTGCCGTGGCAGGCTCGGGACTTGACTCCCGATCTCTGTGACGACTACCTGACCAAAGCCCTGACCCATCTCGCTCCCTCCACCGTATACAACCACCGCCGCATGCTCGGCCGTCTGCTCGCCTTCGCTGCCGCTGAAGGAGTGGTGGACGCGAGTATACTCCGGCCCCTGCGCCGCGTCAAACGCCTTCCTCCCAGCCCAATTGCGTGGTCCCACGCCGAAATTCGCAGGCTTCTGGCGGTAGCCGCGAAGCTGACTGGGGGTGTGAAATGCCCTCACAGCACGCTCATGAAGGCATGGCTGCTGGTGGCCTACTCCACCGGGCTGCGCCTGGCAAATTTGCTGGAGATTCAACATAGCCAAATCCGTGGCCACCGTCTTCTGATCCGTCAGTTCAAGACCGGGGAGCCGCATGTCTGCTACTTGGACGACCATGCCCTAGCAGCGATTGCCGCGCTCCCGCGGCGAGGCCCGAGAGTATTCGGTGACCTCATTTGCCGGGACAAGATTCTGGCCCAAATGCGCCGGCTCTGCAAGGCGGCCGGAATGTCGGGCAGCACTAAGTTTTTGCGGCGATCCGGGGCAACGTACGCAGAAATCGCAGGGAAAAATGCCAGTGGACACTTAGGACACAAGACCCCCGGCATGAAGGTCTACTACATAGACAGGCTGCTGCTGGCCGAGGAAAAGCAGGAGGGAGCCACCGCCCCTCCGCTGGAGTTAGCGGACAGCCCCTAGCACTTCCAGCGGATCCAGTGCCGTCTTCTTCCGCTCCCGGGCCCGCTTGGCGGCATCGCTCTGAAGGATGCGGTACAGCAGGTACATCTGCCGCTGATCTTCAGGCATCGACCGCAGGGCATCGTCCGGCACGGTGATGTTCTCGTAGGTGCGGACGCCGGGGGTAGTCTCCAGGATCTGGTTCAGCATGCCCCGGGCGGCCTGACGCTTGGTCCGCTCCTCATCAACGTCGGTGAGCTTCACGCCGGCCAGGACGTTGAACGCTGCCTTCATCCTGGCATCGACGGGGTCCAGCCGGTCATCGTTGAGCTGGCGGTACATGCTGATGGCGCGGGCCCCGAACGGGACGAAGTTGATGATCCCCTGTTCAATGGGCCGACCGATGGGGCCGAGGTCTTGCTCTAGGACAGAGTACAGATCCGACATATCCCGGCCGGTGTAAAGCTGCCGGTTAGTGACGTACTCCAGCGGGGCTTTGATGAGGGGGTTGCTCTGCCCCAAGATGTTGCTGCCCGTCTTCTGAACGGTGTCTGCGAACCTGGCCGCGGCAGTCGTACCTACCCCCGGAGTGAACAGGTTCAGCGTGGACTCAAACGGCAGGTCGATGTTGGTGATGTACCGCTGCAAGCCTTCGGCCGGCTCTCCTCCAAGAATCGAAGGCCAGCCTTCGGGGAGAGGAATCGCAGCCGACTGTCGGAGGTACTCGGGGATGAAGTTGTCTTCGCTGGGCTCCGTGCCCCGGGTGACAGCGCGGATGGTTTGGCCCTGCAATCCGCCAGGACGATACAGGGTGTTCTCCGCAATGCTGGGCAAAATTCCTTTTTGGAAACTGTAGAACGGCGCCACCCGCTTCATCACGTTGCGCTCAAAGCCCGTAAACGCTTCGGGCGAATAGTCAACGAGCAGGCGACGAACCGTATCGCCAGCCTCGGCCGGATCGACTCCTTGGCGAATGAGCGTCAGGAACGTGCCGATGCGAAGCGCGTCTTCCGTTCTCCCGCCGACCGCATCGTTCATGGCCAAGAGGGGATTGGTCTGATACGGCCTGGGTTCTCTGGTGATCCCGACGCCCCGGAAGGACGTTAAGTCGCCAAGGAAGTTGCGCCATGTCCGGTTGGCCGGGTTTGCTCTGCGGCCCTGCTGCAATGCCTGGCGAGTCGATTCGGCAATCGTCGGGCCCGAGCCGACATACATCCCGCCAATCTTCCCGGGATCTTCGACGCCCGAGATGTCGCTGATCACATTGCCAGACGCAAGCCGTTGGCTGCTAGAGTCTGCGATGAACTGGCGCATCGCCTCATCGGGGGACAGGTTGCGGTACGGCGACCGCCCCCCCTGAATCCGAGAAGCCAGTGCCTCGTAGTTCCCGCCGCTCGCCCTGCCAGCGGCCCACGTATCCAGCGGATTGAAAGCCCCTTCGGTCGCCGCGTTGTACATGCCGCTGTACAGATTGCGAACATGAAAGGCCGGGGAGGCGAGAGCCCCGATCTTGAACGCACTGGTGAACTGATCGAAGGCGTTCATCAGGCCACGCTCCGGAAGAGCCAGGCGGCTCTGCGGAGTCAGGACACGCATGGCATCTACGAACTGGCGTGGGATCGACAGCTCATCTAACGGCAGGCGCTGCGCTGGAGGGGCCTGTTGCATCCAGCGGTTGGCGAAGTTCTGCGGGTCAAAGCCCAGCTCCCGGGCCGCGTCTGCAAGAGAGACACTCTGCCCGCCCACTACTCTGCCGGCCGGGGTCGGGTCCACCCTACGGGCGAGCATCGCAAAGAGCTGATCGGCGTTTGCTAGGTTCTCCGCCCGGCCACGCTCGTAGCGAAGTGCGTTGTTCCAGGACGGGGTGTCGAAGATTCCCAGCCCTTGGTCTGCAAACTGCGTGTCGGCCTTCATGACAAGCTGGCCGAGCTTCTCAAAGTTGGCGTTCACCTCTCGCTGGGCGGTGGCCATCATCGCAGCCTGCTCGGTCGGCGTGGCGGCTTGATAAGCAGGGGAGTTCCGCACGTTCTCCGTGATGTAGCGGTATGGGTTGGTCTGGCCGTCGAAGGTAAACGCGGCGTTGTCGATTCCGCCCAGCGTGCGCAAGGCGCGCCGCAACAGGACGCGCCGGGCCTGGTCGGATGGGGCGGTGATTAGGCTTTGTTGAAGGGCCCGAGAATCCAGGCGGGGATCGACATTCCCAGTGAGGTAACGGAAGGCCCGAATCCCACCTGGCAGATCGTAGGCAGGATCGCGGGAGCGGCCGAAGTTGTCTTGGACAGAGAACGCCCGCTCGTCTCGCCCCCAAGACCTGAAGTCGTAGGGCTGCCCACCAGGGATGTCTGGTGCAGAGGGGTCTAGGAAGCGGCGAAGTTGCCTGGGGATAAACCCACCGGCTCCGCGTGACTGCGCCACGGGAGTGGCAAGACCAGCCTCCCGAGCGGCAAGCACAGCCTCTGGCCCCAGGTCCGCAAACCGATCCCGGATCGCACGGAACTCAGGCACGTTCTCCAGGACATAATCAGCAACATCGTCGCCCGTCGTCTTCAGCGGGGCGCCCGTCAGCGTCGGGCCTTGGAGCGGGCGAGATTCTACGTAATCAGCCAGCCGGTCCCATAGCGTCTGGCTGTCGAACGTGCGGAGTTCTTCCGGGATGGCTGCGGCGCCGCCGGGGAGATACGTAGCCGGCAGGGCATCCGGAACGGTGGCATTGCGGGCGTCGTACTGGAGCAGGGCATAGGCCCGATCAACGGCCTCTTTGCGGTTCCTGGCGTCCCGCGCTGCGACACGCTTCGCAAACTGAAGATCGTTCGTCAGCTCCATGTTGGAACTGACCGTCCCTAATCCGCCGACATTCTGGTCGAACAACGCCGCAGCCGTGCGGGTCACAGGCCCGAGAACGGGAGCCATCTTGGTGAAGTTGCCGAACCGATCCAAGCCTTCGGCAAGCGCATCACCAACCGCCCCGCCGCCGATCTCAAACCCAATGTTGGTTCCAGGAATCCGGAAGTTATCCAGCACCCCGGCGCGTTGGGTCATGCCTTCCGCAGCATCGACGCCGAATCGCTCAAACTGCGATTGCAACCGGGCGGTAGCCGCGGCCTGATCTGCTGGGTCCAAGAACGCAATCGCCCGCTCCGGAGTCAGGCGACGTTGATACTCACGGACTCGCGGCGTGGGAATAACATCTGGGCGGATCGGCAGGGTGTCCTGAAACCGCAACGCATTCAGACGGCCGGCAGAGTCAACGGCGCTGTCTCGGAGTAAGCCGGCGGCCTTCATGGCTTTGCCGGTTTGGCTCAATGCACCCCTGCCAAGCATCGACAGCCCGAGCGTGCCGTAGGTAAGGGGGTCCAAAAGGGACTCGGCCAACACCCCGCCTGAGAAATTGCCCCAGTTGTCCTCTTCGCCCACCATGCCGTACTGGCGCAGCAGCTCACGGCCGGTCACTCGGTCGTCGCTGGAGCCAAAGACTGATAGAGGATCTCCGGCCAAGACGCCGCGGACCAAGGCACCGGGGGTGTCCAGGAGATAGCCGGCCGTAGCCAGGCCGGAAGACCCCATCTCGGCCAGCGTGTTCAGCCAGCCACGCTTCTCCTCCTCTGGCATGAGGTCGGAGAGGGTGGGCTTGCGGCGTTCTATCGGGCCCTGAAGGAAATACTCTTCGTCTTCGCCCGGGAGTAGGCCGAGGCGAGCCTGCTCTTCTAGTTCCCCGTACGGGTCGTAGATGTCAAAGAGTGGGGAGCGGGCCATAGGCTAAAACCAAGTACCGTACCGCGAGTCGCCGGAGATCCAGCCTTGCGTGCGGCGCTCGGCTTGAATCTGCCGCATGATCGGCAACGCCTGCTCCAAGGTAATGTTGAGCCGCGCGGCGAGCTGCCCGGCCGCCTCCGTAACCTCTGAGTCTTCAAACCTTGTGGAAGGCAGCCCCAGCACAAACTTGGAATAACTCTTGTTCACAATCTCATTGGCGATCTTGGCAACGACGGGGTCGCTGAAGTTTCCAGCGGCCACCGCCTCCTGGGCGATCAGCAGCGGATCGGTGACTTCACGCCTCCTGGCCTCCGCGAGCGCTTCGGCGGCTCGCTCCTGGGCGGCGGTCGGCTGCTGGCCGCCCGGCTGCATGGCCAGCCTTCCCTGAATCGCCGCCTTGGCCTGCTCGCGAGCCTGGTCCACATCATTCGGTGTGGCCCCACGCACCCTGCCACCAAGTACATTTTGCGCCGCAGCAAACCGATTCCACGCACCAATGTCCCCGCGGTTCATGTATTCTAGAGGATTGGTTTGAGCCATGCGGGTGCGAACGACAGCCTGCTTGCGCGCGTCCAATTCCGCCTGCCGTCTGGCGTAGCGGTCGCGGTAAGCCGCCCGCTCCAGCTCCTCAACGGTAGCGTCGGGCCCAAGAGCCGGAACCTCAACGCCTTGATCAACAAGCAGGCGATCCTGATAGAAATCGCCTCTCTGGGCGTCACGCACACGGTCCTCCGAAGCGCGCCGAGCCTCGCGGTTTTGCTTCTGGAGGGGGGACACGGCCCGATCTGGGCCAGCGCCAAACGTCATCTCATCCGCCCTAGCCTGGTTGCGAATGTCGTTGCGAACTCCCTCCCGAAACTGCTCATAGCCCTCGGGGTCGTACTGAGCCTGCCGCTCTGTCCCGGGGGTTTCGTTTGCCCACTCAGAAAACCCCCGCTGGCTGACGGCACCACCAAGATCCGGCTCCATCCCGAACGCAGTCGCGGCACCGGCCAAGTTATCCACATCAGCCCCGTTGCCAGACTCTAGGCCGCGCAGCCGCAGCTCTTGACGCACATTGGTCTGGCGAGACTTGGAGTACGGCTGGCCGACCATTGCCCGCTCGGCCTCAATGCCATAGATAGTCGCCAGCTCTTCGTCGCTGTAGCCTTCGTAGGCGGGGTCAGCGACTTTCCGCGGAGGGGGGAACGATTCATACTCCCGCTCCTGCGGCGCAGGCATGACTTGCCGAGCGGCCATCTCTGCCGCTTGGCGCGGAGGCATGCCTTGGGCAAGCAGAGACTGCTCAATCTCAATCTGCCGGCGGCCAAGTTCCATTTGCTCTGCGGTCAGCATGATTAGCCTGCTCTCCTGGCTGTAGTCTTGGCGTTGGCCTGCTCGTCGGCCTGGCGATAGAGCCGCTGCATTTCAGCCTGCGCCTGGGCCCGCTGGGCGGGAGGAATGCGACCGGCATTGAGGTCTGCCAGAATGCGACGGGCGCCGGACAGAGGATCAGCGCCTTGCGGAGCGACACCCTTTCTGGCGGCGGTGTTGGTCTGCGAATCGGACATGTCGAACAGACGCTGAATCTCTTTCCGCATAGCAGCGGCTTCTGGCACCTCGCCGCCAGCCTTCGCACGCATGGCGTTTAGCTGCTTCTGGAGAGCGTGGGCCTGGTCCCGCGGGCTAATCGGCGCCGGCTCTTGGGTCATCACAGATGGGGGCGGAGATGTTTCAGCGGCAAGGTCGGCAGTGCTAGCGCCGGCCGGCTTCTGCGTATTGGTCGGACCCAAGCCCTGCATGCCGTAGTAAGCAGCGGCCCCTAATCCACCAACCGCAGCAGCCTTGGCGGCAGTGCGCGCGTTCTCGCTGATACGAGGCTTCGACTCCGGCGCACCGCGAGGACTGCGGGGCGGCACTTCAATATCGTCTGCCAGCCGCGCGGCATCGACGCCCGAGAGGTCGTCTATAGCACTTGGCGTGGAGGGACTCGGCCCCGAACGGCCATCGGCAAGCCGTTGAGTAAAGGCGTCACCAGCTTGCGGAGTCGGCGCACCAGCCACTTGCCGGCCTGCTGAGATATCGCCAGCCAGCGACTGCATGTCCGAAGCGAGGGCGTCTCCCTGCTGCTCAAAGTTGGCGCGGAACCCAGCCATGACATCAGGATCCATGGCGCGGGGGGGATTCATGGCAGCCCGCTGGCCGAATGTCAGGTCGGTGAGCTGGAAGGCCGGAGAATTGTTGCCGGGAAGATTCCAGGTAAACTCCGGCCGTGGGGTCATGCCCTCCAGGCGCTTCACCAGATCATCGCCCCCCATGGTCGGGCCAAGCAAAGACTGGGCGTCGTTGACTTGCTCCATCGGCGCTTCACGGAAAAAGGGGCCAAGCTCCTCGGCAACACTATCCCGAGCCACTTGCTCCACTGACCGGCGACCGGGCATGCCGCGCTCGCCGTAGGCCATGGCAGCCCGATCTACTGTGGGCATTTCGTACGTGCCGGCCACCTGGGCAAAGACCTTATTCTGCTGCCCCTTCTTCGCAGCCTGCTCAAGCGTGCGCTGGAGAGCCGTGTCGCTGGCCACCGTGGAGGCCACATGCGCCGACCGAGGGTTCTGGCCTGCAAGGGCCAAGTAGTCATCGACCAGGGCAGTCCACTTGGACATTACTTCTTCCCCTTCTTCTTCGGCACATCCGGCAGTTCATCGTCGCCGTCGTACTCATAGTCATCGTCCGTGACCTCGGGAGCGGGATGCTTGCCGTGCATCTCCTCGTCCAGGTCAGCCAAGTCATTCTTGGCCGGCTTGCCGTTGAGCTTGGTAAGCAGCTTCTTCTCCTCGGCCTCGCTGGCTGTGAGGAGTTTCTTGACGAACTTCCGCATTCCGTCTCGGGTGAAGCCTTCCAGCATCTCGTCAAGATCCAAATCCAGTTTCATGGCCATTCCCCGTGTGTGATTACCGCAGCAAGCCGGCGAGCGCGCCCCAGGCCGTGGTGAGGTTGTTAAATCGATTGCTCCACTCAGACTGCCGCACCTGCTCGCCGCGCTGCGCCGACCCCAGGCGAGCATTGTCTGCCAGCGCCCGCTGCTGGAGGCTCATGTTCAGGTTGGATGTGGAGTCGGAGTCCATGATTTCATTTGCCGCCGACTGCCCGTCTGCGCGAGCAGCGTCCGTGCGAAACTGCTGCATCGCCCGCTGCCCCAGGCCGCGGGACAAGCCGTCTCCGGCGTACACGCCCCCTACGCCCGCACGTTGCGACAGAGCGCGGGCGTTGTTGGCGGCTGCCTTGGACTTCTGGTACGGAATGAAGGGAGTCAACGCATTAGCCCCGTGAGCGCCCCAATGCCAAATCTAAACATCTGCCCAGACTGATCCTTGGCCGCGACAGACTTATTGGTGGCAAGCTGATTCCAGCCTTGCACCGTGGAGTGCCTCTGCGGCGCGTATTGACTCCACAGTTGCGAAAGGGCCTGCGACTTGCCGCGCTGGCGATTGGCATCGGCCGCCCAGGAGGCGCCCATCGAAGAGTAAGGCGATACGTTCATGGCGATGGCACGCTAGCGCGAATCAGCGACGACTAATCGGAAACGAACTCTGGACTGCCTGCGCGTATCCCGGTTGCGCGGCGGGGTTGCTCATGGCGTAGAGGGCCTGGGGCGTTGGCCGCGGACGGGGCCTCGCCGGCTGTGGGGCCGGTGCCTGCGGTTGCTGCATGTACGGCGCCCGGGGCATCTTGTCCATCATGTCGGCCATCATGGAGCCGACTTGATCGTCGTACGACTTTGTGTTCTGGACTGATTGGTTGTAGGCGTTGCCCACGCTGCCGTACGCCCGATTGACCGCCCCCTGATACCCAGACATGACATCCGGCCGATTGAAGTTCATCTGGACAGGCGAGATGGACGGCAATCCGCCAAAACCGCCCTGGCTCAACAGCCCGCCAAGGACAGGAGCCAGCGAGTTGAACATCTGCGACTGCATCTGGAAAGGCAGCTCAGACTGATACATTCCCGCCTGCGTGTTGGCCAGATTGCCGTACAGGCTCATCGCCCCTTGGCCGATCTGGCCGGTGGTGCCGATATTCTGCTGGCCCAGGCTGGCCATGTTGCCGGCCTGCTGGCCCGCGTACTGGAAGTACGGGGCGTACGCGCTCTGATACATCCCACCGTATTGGATGGGGAGCTGGGCGTTTGTCTTGTACAAGTCTCCAATTATGCCGAGCATGCCGTCCATTCAAGAATCTCCCTTACTTAGAGCGGTGTGCCGGCCTGCCGCGGCGACGATGCCTTGGCCTGTTCCTGAAACGCCTGTCGCACTTTCATCTGCTCGCCTGGAGGCAGGCGGCGTAGTTCCTCGGAACTCATCCGTGTGTACTTATCCCACCACGGAGTCGGATTGGCGGGCTCCATCTCCAGTGGCGACGAGATCGGCCGCTGCGGTGTTGGGGTGTCGGCCCCAAGCAGGATCCTCCGGATGGAGTTCCCCATCGGCTCTGGCTGCGGCGCCGGCTGATAGCCAGGCAGGTATGTTACTTTGACGCTCATAAATGCCTCTGGAAGACTAATGTCCCGGATCGGCTAGGTGCCGCTGGTTATTTTCACTTCCCCGGTCAGGCCGGCAACATCGACCGCGGTAACGCTGACCACACGGAAAATACTGGTACTCCCCGTGGTGACGGCGCAGTTGTCTGCGTCGAAACCCACGCTCGTAACCACCGTAATCGCCTCCGTGGTGACGGATTGGACGACGGTCTGGGGGGTAGGGTCATACGCCCATTCCAGCGTCGAAGGCTGTCCGTCCCCATAGTCATTGAGTACCCGGACTTCGCCGGTGCCGACAATTACCTTGCCGGTGCCGTCTGCCAGGAGGCTCTTGGTTAGCACCACATTCCCCGGCTGGCATGCCACCCCGTTCCAGTCAACCGTGCCGTTGAGCTGAACATTGCCGTCGAACACGTTCTGGCCGGCGAACTGCCCACCCGCGCGGGCGACAATGACTTGGTTGGCGACCAGCGGAGCGATAAACGCCGCCTGGGCGGGGCCAATGGCTGCGGCGCCAAGCACGCTCAAGTTGCGAAACACGCCGTCGCGGACAGACAGCGTGCGGTCCACCGCGGCGTTTTGGAACACGCGGAGATTGTTGACCGACAAGTCGCCGCCCACATTCAGGTTGTTGGTGACGAACACGCGGTTGTCGAAAACTAGCGGAGGCTCACCATTTTTGGCGTCCGCGGCCTCCTTGTCGGCCACCTTCTTGGAAGTTGTCGGCGGCGAGCGGCGGGGGCGCTTTGCCGCTTTAGTGAGAGCGGTCGCCAGCTCGTCGCGGGGCGTATAGACGTTGGCTAACGCGGTAGCGATCCGTTGCGCCTCGGCCGGCGGAATCTTGGCAGCCAGCAATGCGTCCAGGATCGCCGCGTCTGGCGAGCCAGAGCCGGCCTCGTCAACGCCTGGCCCGTTGGCAACAGTCCAGTAGCTCACCCCGCACCCTTTACTTCCAGGCGATGGATAACAGGGCGGGAAGACGACTGCTCCCCGGCCAACTCCAGGGCCACGTAACGATCACCTCCGGCCGAACGGTCGTCCAGTCTGCCCGCCAGGGAGAACTGGGCGCTTCCCACCGCCGGCCCAAGCGGAGAGCGGCCGGCCGACATGTCTAACGTCACCTGCGTGCTGCCCGTGGTCGTTACGAACCCGGTCCCTCGGTCAGTCGCCACCGCATTGGCCCGCGGCGTGCCGGCGTTGTTGTAGTACAGCCGCGCATTCAGCGTGTGGCTGGAAGTGGTGGGGGTGTAGACAATCCGGGCCGCTCGCTGCGGCTCGTCCGTGAGCGGCATGGCTCCCGTGCGCAGAACGTACGGGATCGCGGTGCCGTCGTCGGTCAGTCCAGAGTTGGTGAGCATCAGCCGCCCGTTTGCCCCAACAAGCTCGGTGGGCGTGTCACTTCGCTGCACCCGGACCCCGCAGGAGATGGCGACCGCATATTCCTCTAGCCACCATGCCTTAGTGGTCAGCGAAAAGCACAGAGCCGACTTGGGGTAATCGCCCGTCTGTCCTATTGCGGAGAAGTAGAACCGGACCACCCGCTCGCCAGCGTCCACTCGCAGGAAGAACCACTGCTTCTTGCTAAAGTCAATTGCTGGCGTTGTCCAATAGGTGGAGACAGGATCCGAGACGGGGTCAGTAGAAGACCCATCAAACGCATAGACCCCCGCCGCGTCCGCAAGGTAGGCAATGCCCTCAAACTGATCCCAGCAACGGTCGTTGATTAGGCCCCGCTGCGCTGCCGGAGTAGCGGAGGCAGACAGGAGCGGCTGCGAGCCAACAGTCACGCGGATCACCGACCGTCGCTGGCAGGCGTAGAGTGCCCCGCCCATGGGCATCAGGCCGGTCAAGACATCGGAGTCGCGGCCGGTGGTTTGCAGGACAAGCTGGTTTTCCTTTGGGACGCTTTCATATTCCTGCACCCCGGAGAAATACAGCGTATTGGGCTCGGCGCCTGTCCGATCCACCGCATACCACGCGCGGTCGGCAAACAAGGTGACGACCGACATCGCCCCCGGTGGTATGCCAAAGCGATAGGCGTTTGGCAACCCATCCGGAGTCAGGATGGGCAGCTCCAGGTACTTGCTCTCCGCACCATTGAGGGTGGTGTTACGCTCGGGGTTGGCCAAGTCGGCGTCCGGCAGGCCCTCAACAAACGTGACGCCGCCGGTGACCGTGCTGGCCACGCGGTACAGTGTGATAGCCTGGTCGGAAGTTGTTCGCCACAGCTCTACGCGGGCGGCCCTGTCCGCGAGAGCGGGCACGGTCCACGTAAAACTTGCTGCGCCGGCCCCGCAGTCCACCGTCCGCAATGGACCTAAGTCTCCCGGCGTCCCATCCGCGGCCACAAAGCGATACCCCAGCAAATACTTGCCGGCCAGCCGCGGAGCCATGACCGCCACGGCTGATGCCTTGGCACTTGCAAAGCTGATGGTGACTCGGCCTGAATACCCGGCCCCTGGCGACAGCAACTCCACGGACTGGACTGCCGAAGTGCCGTTGAGGGAGGCGACCGCAGCAGCACCAGTCCCCTCCCTGCGATTGCCCCCGGACTCAAAGCTGACCGAGGGCGGCACTGTGTAGTTATCGCCCCCGCTCGTCAATGTGACGGCGGTAATTACACCTGACACTCTCGGCTTTAAGAACAGCCCCCCAGCAGCGGTGCCTGCGGCGGGAGACGCATTAACCCCCATATTTCCGCCGTTCCACTCGTAAACCCCGCTGTCTTCGATGACAGCAGACGTTACGTATCCTTGCGTCGATCCGACCGTGGCGCGGCTCAACACCACGCGAGCCTGCGCCTCTTCAGTTGCCGTGGCGCCACCGGCAGCGGCAAACGTCACAGTCGGCGGTGAGGAGTAGAGGATCCCGCCCCGCACGCCGGCCGCGACCACGCCGCCGCGGAGCGTGGCCGTCGCGGCGGCGCCTGATGCTTGCCCGCCAGTAATGGCGACCGGAGGCGCACCTGCGTAAGTGGTGGCGCTGGTGGTGATTGTGATGGAGCCGACGCTGTCGCCAATCAGCTCTGCGCGGGCGCCAGTTGCTCCAGAGATGGAGATGGTCGGTGGGATGTAGTAGTTTTCTCCGCCACGCACCACTTCCACGCCGGCGATGTAGTATTGGGCTGGCGTGACACTCGTTGCCGTCACCGTCACCCCGGCGGTCACCCCCAGTGGGTACGCGGTGGTGCCTCCGACGACCAAGAACCCGCGGCCATAGCCATTGACGCCGATGACGTTCCCGGCAGCGATGGGCGCGAGCGAGACGGGCGCGGCGGTCGTCAGGCCGGTGACAAGGGCGGTCATGTGATTGTCACCGCAACAATCGAAGGGCCGCACTGACAGACCACTCGCTCGGCAGCGCCGGACACCATTCGCACAGCGCTCAACACTTGAGCCGTTCCCGCGGTTACGGCGGCAGTGAGGCCACCCCGACCGCGAAGTTCACCCGGCCGCAGGCACTGAATGTTGGTCTGCACCGCGCACGCGCCCCCGGGCAGCGAGTACGGGGAGGCGTTGGTTATGAGCCCAGACCACTTTTCGATGACAATCATCCAACATCTGCCTTTAGGGGCGAACGCCAGCCGCCGTCATGCCAGACGTTGCGTGACCGGCCGGAGAGCGGAGCAAGCTGATCCTGTTCCATGGCCAGACGGAGATCCCGCTGGTAAAGACCAAACGCCTCGTCGGGCTTTACTCCTCGTATCCGCGCCAGCCAGTAGTCGCAGGCCGAATCCATGGCCCCGTGCATGTGAGGGGCGATGTCGATGGGGTCGGTGATCAAGTACTTGGTGGTGCTGGCGATGGTGCCGGAGTCTTCAGTCGTCAGCCCCGTCGCAGACCCCACGGCGGTAATCTTTCCCTCGGACACCCACGGAGTGAGTGATTCGATTGGCCCGGGGATGTTTGTGGTATCGCCCACCCGGAGGATGCTGCCGACCATGGCTGCGGAAAACGCGGTGCCGGCCCCCGTTACCGAAGCGGAAGAGCGGGAGATGGTGCCTTGACGAAGGGCCGCCTCATGGCCAGAGTAGCGAATCGGCCGGGCCGTGCGGCGATAGGTGAAATCAATTGTCTCCTGCTCGGTCGGGTAGCCAATCAACTTAATGGCCCAGCCGGTGGAGTCGGGGTCTTTGAGGACCGTCCAGTGCAGCGGCGTACCGGAAGTGTTGGACACCCGCTCCAGCTTCATGGCCTGGTCTGGAGTCACATACAGCCCGCTCCACCAGTTGTATTCGTCGCTGGGCTCGTCCATGTTGCGGAAGTCGCCCGGAAGGGGATAGATGGTGCGGTACAGCGTGTACGGCGAAGCGGAGGTAACGTCGGCCTTTAGGCCCAGGGTGGCGTCCAAGACGAGGACCGACCCGCTGGTCCGGGATGCCACGCGGCAAATCTGCTCGCCAACCTTCAGATAGCCACCCGTAGCGGCCCAGGTCGGCCACGTACCCCCAGTCAACGTGACGGTCGTCCCGCTGGAGGTGACCGATCCCGTGGAATACGGGGCGTCGGTAATCACCCGGCCATGGACATGGTAGTAGGACCAGTCCCGGATGGTGGTCAGCTCGTCGTAAGCCCGGTGGATAGCAGTCCGAATGTCCCGCTGCTCGGCGTCCTGCGGCCCGCCAAAGGACGAGACGATCAGCGACTCTACGAGATCGAAGTAGGTAAGGTATGCCATGGCTCTAGGGACTAATGCCCCTGAACTAGGCCCGCAGAAACACCAGGGATCCGGCCAGGAACACGGCCAGGAAGCCGGCGGCCAGGATCATGAACAGGAGGAAATGCTGGGGTTTCATGGCGCGGTACAGAACCTAGAGTGCCGTCAGTCTTTTCCGCCCGCCGGTCGCTGTGTCATGTTTTTTTGCGAAAAAACTCGCCCCTAAACGTATCAGAAATGATGCACTTTCCGTATGGTTTCGCATACGATTGGCCGCACACAAACTGTCATTTTCCGCCATCTTCTGTTGCGGTGAACGTACACGCCAGCCCCTGGTCGGCGAGCCCCTGCGGGTAGCCATGGCGAACCATCCACGCCCTCATATCGCCGTCGGCGGCGGGGTCGTACAGTCGCGGGAATCCGTAGCGGTGGCCGCTGGGCGGATCGACCCAATAGGGGCGTGATGTCCACTCGGGCGGCACACTACACTCGCCGGGTGTAGCGACCGGCTCGGGTGTAGCGATAGCCTCTGGCGTATCTCGGCTGTCGATAACGGCCTGGAGACGCCGCACCTCGGCGGCCAGGAGGACGGGGTCGCGGCAGGTGTCGGGGTCTATCCGCATACGGCAATGTCCGCTTTACCTGGCGTCACATTTCCAAAGCATCGCCGCACTGGTCGCGTATCATCTGCCGCAGTTCCTCCGCGAGCCTCGCCGTTTCCTCTGACGGGTCGCCGTGTTTCAGCAGGCCACGCAGCCGCTGGTCGATGTCCCACAGGCAGGCACAGGCACTGCGGCCCAGGCGGGCCTGGTCGAACTCATGCTGCTCATCGGGGAGGTTGAATCGGAGTGTCGCTACGGGAGACATATCAAATGCGATGTGTTGCGGAAACGGATTGCGGGCGACACCACACTCTTTATCTAGCGTCGGGCTTTTGCATTCTTCTTTGCGGGCCGCTTGGCCAACTTGGCTGGGCGCAGTTCGCTGTGGCAATACATCGCCATTCCGCCTTTGCGGTCGCCGTATTTGTTGATCCGCTCGCAGACCAGATACCCAGCGCGAAACCCGGTGACTCGCACCATGCGGCCCCATTCGTCTTTGGCAATGTCACCCATGTCGGCTCTCCTGTTAGGAGTTTCTCGTCCGTTCCAGCAGCCCGCGCAGCGCCTCTCGCTTGATCGGGCCGCCGTCAGCGTCGTCGTACATTCTGGCGGTAGCGCCGATTGCCCACTCCACCGCCTCCCGCTCCGCGTCGGTGAGCGCGGGAGAGCGGTAGAGAGAAATGATGCCGTGATTGCCCGTCACAACCTCGTCAATCGCCTTGGCTTCCTCTTCGATGGCGTAGACATCGTAGATGCGGTCGCCGTCCGCGAGCATGACAGCCCACGCTATCGGCTCGTTGTGGCTCACTTCGTCCTCTCCAGCAGCGTCCGCAGCGTGGCGGCGCGATGCTCTGGCAGCCCGTAGTGAGCGAACCAATGCAAAGCCGCCCGCTCCTCGTCGGTGAGCGTGAGCGGCGTCAGTGAGCAGTGCAGCGTGGTGCGACCGACAACGTAGGGGCAGGGCTGCGTCCGCAGGCGTTCGATCTCGGCCGCCGCTGCCTCAAACAACTCGCCGCCGTGAGCGAGATGCAGCCCTCGCCAGTTGCGGAGGCGGGAAACTATGTCGCCCTCGTAGGCTTCCCGGCTGATGGTGCGCATTGCGTTGCAAATCCTATGCTGTTTTTCTTACGGGCAGCGGTTTCGTAACGCCCCCAAACGTATCGTATAAGACACGTTTCTCGTCGGTTCTCGCATACGGTTGGGGCGTTAGGTTCCGTCCTCTAGCGACATTCGACCGGCCTGGGCGGCACCGCACCGTCATTGACTACAGCCAGAGTCCATCGGCCGTCACGGCGGAAGTACCAGTAGTGCTTGCCGTTGAACTCATAGTGGTAGCCGTCTGGCCCCCACGCCGGCATTGTGCTGCCGTCCATTGGGCCGCCGAACACTGGTAGTTCCTCGCTCATGCCCGCCATCCTACCGCCGCCGTCCAGCGAGTCTACGCCTGTTCCGCCAACCATCCGGGATCGCCGGATAGTTCCGGCCGTAGATTGTGCGTCTAGCGTCACTCGCCAGGCAGCAGTGCCAGGGCATCCGCGAGCGGCAGGACTTCGATCTCATCGAACCGCCCGGCGTCCAACTGCGAGAACCCGCCGTACACCAGCCCGCCGGGGACGCACTCCGTCAGGATGTCGGCCGTGAGCATGAATCGCCCATCGGTCAGCGTTCGCGGTGCGGGAACGTGGCGCGGGTCGCCGTGCTGGCCCTGCACCTCCGCGAGCCGCTGGGCCAGGGCAACGTCGAACAGGAGGGCGTGAGCCACGCCCCATTCGTAGGACACCGGGAGTGTTACATCGCCTAGCGTCATGGCACAGCGGCTCCGATGGCGGCCATCAGTGTGGTCAGGCGAGCGTCTAGCAGGGCAAGATCGACCGACTCGCCGATGCTGTACCACGCGAACTTGGCGTTCGTCACGTTGATGCCAGCCCGCGAGTAAACAGACACGTTGTCCGTGCTTGGAGTCTGGCTGGCCTGGGTAATGCTGGTATTCGTCGCACTCGCCCGCAGCGTGTATCCGGTAGAGGCAGACCTAGTTGTTCCAACTAGACCGGTGGCGGAACCGAAGGCTTGACTGCTCACGGTAGTGCAGCGATTACGGACGAACAGGTTGGCGATTGTTGCTGACCGCCCGATGTTATTGGCACCGGTGAGAGTACCTCCAGCGTCGATGTAAGAGCGAGACGCTCCAGAACTGTCGGCCGTTACAACCCACAAGGCGTGATGGTTGCTGTCTTGTGGGTCAGCGTTGTTGGCGCGGCCTGAGTCAAGCCACTTCGTCGTCCCGTTGCCGAGCAGTCCCTTGCGGTCATAGTCACCGGATACGAACGGGCCGTTATTCGTCGGGGCACTGCCCCGCAGCGGCGTCAGCGCCCCGGTCAGCGTGCGGGCACCGGCGAGGATGCAAGAGGATTTGATGGCGTCCCAGATGCCGTCCGACTTGCAGCCGGTAATAAAGGTGTTGATGGCATCGCGGACGCCCGCCTCCAGAGCATCACCGCCGTCAGCGAGTTCGACGGCCGTGATGTAAGCGTTTACATCGGCGTCGGCGTATGTCGGCGGGGCGTAGGTGGCGACTCCCCACTTGGCGGCCAAGTAACGTTCAACCCGGCCAATCTCCGCCGCCGAAAGCACGCGGTTGTAAACAATGACTTCGCCAATCTTGCCGTCTAGCGGCAGCGAAAGTGCGCCAGAAATCCGCCGGATGCCGACCACAAAACCGGCGTCGGCGCTGGTGGTGGTGCTAGTTGTGCCAGCAAGCGCAGTGCCGCTGAGTCGCAGCGATGCGCTAGATTGACCGTCAAACGTGTATGCCAACAATCGCGGCGTATTGGTCGCAGCACTACCACCGCCAACAGAGGTCGTCGCCGCGGCGGCATTTACTGATTGCGTACGAAACTCGCCGTTGTTCGACCACAGCAGCCCCATCCGCAGGTTTGAAGACGGGACGTTGGCGCTCGCCAGTGCTTGGCTCGCGGCAGTAGTGTCCTGGCTAAACGCCAAGCACACGGTGCCAAACGTCCAGCCGGTGGGCACGCCAGAGTTGGCGAGAAAATCGTTCGACCCATCAAAGTCGATGGCAGTCTTGCCGCCGATTGTCGCCGTTCCTGGCCGGCTCGCCTCCGTTGCCTGCGTCAGGTGAAGCCCACCGCCCGACAGGTCGCTCCACTGCGAGACGAATCCACCCGTGAGCGTGACCGACGAGGCCACCGTGGCGTCCCACCACGCTGACAGCCCGGCGATCCGGCGAGGGTCGAAGCCGGTCGCAAGCGGACGCAGAAGGCGGGAATTCATCGGCATGGTGAATGTCGCAAGAGTAGGGTGATGTGACGACGTTAGCAAACTTGGGCGACAACGTCGGCGGCCAGCGGGCCGTAGCCGATAGCATTGCGGGCGCGCACTGACACATCCAGGCCGTCGAAGGACTCGCCCTCAACGGTGATTGTCAGCGAGCCAGCAGGAGAGTTAGGGTCGTACACGGGGCCGGTGACAACGGCGCCTTGGGCGTAGTCGTCCAGCGGTGCGTTATCGACCCAGATTTCATAGTCCAAGATGGGGAGGCCACCGTCAGTGGGCGGGTAGAACACCACCAGCGAGTTGCCATCGGCACAGCATTCGATCATCTCGGGCGCACCCGGCACGTTCTGAATCGACACGGTGCCGAGAAACACCTTCGACGGCGAGCCGCTGCCGACGCGAAAAAGGACGCTGTTTGTGCCGACTGCCGCAGCCATGCTAGGTGATGATGTAGAGGGTCTGCGAGTCCTTCACGGCCAGAGCGTCGTAGGCCGCTTGCGTGATGGTGACGATGCGGCGGAAACCAACCGCGCTGGGGAAACCTTTCACCGTGGTGCTGGACTTGCAGTACAGGGTGCCGTCCGTGGAGTTAAGGGCCAGCTCACCCTCCTCCAGCTCCGATGCGACCGGCGACTCAGAAGCGACGATAGACTCCCGCAGGCGAATAGGGCTATCGCTACCAGGAGCAAACTCAAATGCCATTCTTCACCCCTTTGCCATAACCGTCATGGCACAGGTCGTCCCGCCCACAACGACGGGCACCACATAATTGACGGCAAAGCAGGCGTCCGGGACCGGGAGAATCCCCACGGTCACCGCCGAGGTTACCGCAGAACCGTCTGCAAAGATTGCCCGCGGGGTCACGGACGGGTCTACAGTCCCGTGCCAGTTGATCTGCGTGCAGGAGTTGGCGGCTGCGATCATCACACACGCCCCGCCAAAACGGCCGAAGGGAATCATCCCTGCCGTTGTGGCGGCCACGGAGTTAGCCGTAATCACTGAGCCGGGAGAAAAGTGCCGTGCGATCTCGTTCATAGCCGTCCCTTTACCTTGTAGGCGTGTTTTTCAATGATCTTCTCACGCAACTCCCCGGTCTTGGCTGTCGGGTTCTTGCGCTTCTCCTTGCGAAGTTCGTCTTTGATGATGGATTCGGCCAGAACCACGCGCTTCGGCGGGGCCTCGCCGGGGTCGTAGTTCACGCTGCCGGTTACGTGCAGGCGCCTCTTGCGGGCCACGCTCAGAACATCGTCGTTGCCCGTGACCCACGCGGCCGGGTCTTTCCAGCCCCGCTTGTCGGCTATCCCGGCGCAGTAGTATTTGCCCGAGATATTGATCCCGGCCTGGCGGGCCTCCCGGGCGACGTACTGAGCCTGACGCTTCGGCATTTCGTCCAACTGCTCGTTGTTCTGCCGCCCCTCCAAGAAGGCCCGGTCAGTGCCCTTGGTCCCCGGTGGCTGCTGAAGGGCAACCATGGCAGCCCACCGCTCCCCGTAGGGCAGGGCTTTCTCGTACATGCTCTTGGCCCAAATGCCAGCGGCTTCGATCTCAGGCGGGTAGGTCATATAAGACTATTGGCCTTGGGGAGGGGCTTCGGGAGGAGCTTCAGGCGGGGGAGGAGGCGGAGGAGGTGGAGGGACCATGTAGCGGCTGATATCCACGTTCATGGTCTTGCCCCAGTCCTCCAGCATGGCGTTAAAGATTTGCGGCTGCCCGGCCTGGAGCAAACCCTGCGCAACGGGCATCATGATCTGCATGGCGTTGTTCATGTTCTCCACCTTGGTGGCGATATTCGGCTTGCGCGCCGAGCCAGCCTCCACCCGGTAGGAATACTCCCGGACAATCGACTCCGGGTCTTCTCCCTGGACATGCATCTGCCAGGCTTGCGCCGCCATCGGTCCAAGAACTGGCGCAACGTCCTGGGGGTAAATCAACCATCGGGCCAGGAGCGCTTCCTTCCTGGCCACCTCAGACAGGGCGTCTTCCAGGATGTTGGCGTAGTCGTCGGGCCTTACGGAAATCTGCTCAGACTTCACGGCGGCCTCTGCTGCCGACCTGAAGGAGGCCCTGGTCATACCGTAAATTAACTCTGTCAGACCGACGCGGCGGTCGAACAGGTCCGTCACGGCCTGGATGATGTTGTACATGTCCTGGGTGACACCAGGCATCTGGAAGACCGAGATCACATCATTGACCGACCGTCCGACAGACTCGCTGATTTCAACAATGTTGAAACCGCCCTCGTTCTTCTCCAGGATCTTGGCCTTGAGGTCCGGGTCGGCGTGCTTGGCAACACCAATGAGCGTTTGGCTGGAGGTCGCAATGCGGGTGGCGAGGAACGACATCGCCCAGTTGATAAATCTAAGCTCCCCAATTCCCGGCCGGATCAGTGAGATCGGCCAGGAGTAGCCCGGCTTGCCATGCCACGCCAATGGGGTGAACGGCCACCCGCTTGGCTCTGCCCAGAAGGGGATGGGCCACTGCGCGGCCATGAACAGCGCCTGGGGGATCCCCGTCTCGTCCACTTCCTCCTGCAACATGGCAGGGGGAATGTTCAGTGGAAAATCAACCCCCTCCGCCACAACGATGTAGCAATTCGGACCAAGGGCGTCGAACTTTCCTCGCAAGTCCTGATCGGCGTCCTTGAGCCTGTCGCCAAATCCAGTCTTGGAGTAAATCTCCCAGTAGACGATCAGGTCGTTCGTCTTGCCGGTCTTCTTCTCATGCTGATAGCCGCGCTCAGTGGAATCGGCCTGGCGAGAGTAGGATTCGATGGAGCCCTTCAGGTCGTCCCGGGATAGGCCGAACTTGGCGGCCACTTCATCGATGGGCTGGATCCTTCGGCGCGCCGCCCAGCGGATGTCTTCAAACTCATCCGCATCCGGATCCCAGACCAAGTTGTCGATGGTGTCGTAGAACGACCCGGCCATCTTCGTCTGCCCGCCGGGAGGGGTGTACAGCTCATGCCACCATACTCCCGCGCCTTTGATGAACGCTTCCTCCACCACTTTGCGAGAGTGGTGCTTGAGGTTCAGTTCGTTGGGGGTGTAGTTGAGATAATCTTCCAGGAGCTTGGCAATGACCTTCCGCCGCTCCAGCATCATCTGCTGCTGCTGGAACATCTGCTGGTACTGCATCATCCCCGGGTCGGGCATCACCACCGGCTGACCATCCGGACCCATGACAGGCTGGCCGTCAGGGCCCATCTGCGGGACCGGAGGCTGGGGAAAGATCCCGAGGAGCTGCGGGCCGATGACCGGGTAGTCTTTCGGGGTGACCGTCCTGGTCGGATTGCGGTGATGGATGACCGCCGTGAATAACCGGACGGCCTCCCAAACGCGGTTGACCATCATCCGGAACGGGGGCGGATCGATGCCCTTGTTGTACCCACGCTCTCCACGGGAATAGGAGTCCTTCCACATGAAGTCGGGGTCGCCGGCAAAGAACCCCATGGCCTCCGCGGCGTCGTCGCTGAAGGGACGTTTGTATTTTTCAGCCTGCCGGATGCATTCTGTCCAGCGCTTACAAAGTGGGCGCAGCGGGTTCTCGTCAGCCATGGAGTTCTCCTACCGACTAGTGTCCGGTTAAGCCTTTTTCGGGGCTGTGGCGGCCACCTTCTTGTCCAAGAGGCTGACTTTCTCGCTCAGAATGGAGATCGTCGGATCCTTGGGCTTGTGTTCCCAGTAGCCGTACCGCTTCCAGTCCGGGAACTCGTTCACCCCCGGATCAGTCAGGTGGTGGACCGAGGGCTTCACCACGCCACCCAGTTCACCCGCAATGGCCCAGAGGGTGAGGGTGCGGGAGGCCAGGACCGACACAATCGCCGGGACCGGCGTGGCGTTTTCATGGGCATAGAACAGCACAATGTCGCCCAACTCAGCCTTGGGCATGTCAAAGGAACTCACGGCAATCTCCTGCTGGGCCCGAGGATTACGTGGGGGTCGGTGGACTCCCGCTGGCGGCGCTTGCGCTCCGACAGCCACTTCACCCACCATGGATCGGGACCGTAAGTCCGTGGGGGTGCGTGGTATTTGGGTTCGTAGGCGCAGAGGTACTCAAGCGACTGGCAGGCGTGAACCTCGCCCCTGGTCTGGGGCTGGTCGGTCACAAAGACCTGCCCGTTGACCGTCGTCGTCTTCTTGCGATACCGCTTCAGTTCCCGAATCAGGTTGGGGCAGGAACCCTCCAGGATCTTCAGTCTGGTCGTCCCGTCGCCCTGGATGTGGAGCAGTTGGCGAACGATGGACGTTCTGGCCGGGATGTCATCGGAGCCCGGGATAAACCCATGCCCGCCGATGGTGAAGCGAATCTTCCGCTTCTTCAGCTCTTCGGAGTACAGCTCATGCGGCAATCGTCCAGACCCAAGATCACGGAGCAAACCACCGTGCATATCCATGATCGCCGCGTGGATGTGCTGACTCAGCACCTTCACCCCAAACTGCTCGCCCCAGATCAGCGCGTTGCAGTTCCGGATGTACAGCTCGTCATACACAACCAGGAATCGCTCATGCGGCGGGACTGCGGCGAAGAGGGTCGCCATCACCGCATGGCCAGGGTCAATCGCCACATACCGCGTCCAGTCAGGCGGAATGACGCCGTCCTTCAACTCCGACCGTGGCAGGATATGCACGCTGCGGTTGAACGTCGGGTACATAAGCGTGGATTCGGTGGTGAACTCACCCTCGGCCCGCATCCGGACTTCGTCGGCCCCGAGCGCACTCCAGCGTTCGATGTTCTTCCGCTTTTCCTCGGAATCAATAAAGTTGTTGTCCAGAAATCTGAACGTGAACTTCTTGATGATCGGATTCTCTTGCCCCTCCTCCACCGCTCGGTCGGCGCGTTCGCACAGACCAAGGAGCGCATCATTCCTGGACCAAGGCATGGCAGACCAGACGAAGCGACCTTTGCGATCTGCCAGGCGAGCCTGAGATTCACCGACGAACGCCTCGTTGGTAACGTCCTCGTCGATCCAAATTAGGTCGGCCTGGTAGCCCTGGGGCGGTTCACCCTCAGAAGAGAAACACCAGATCGTCCAGCCGTTCGTCAGCTCCAGCTTGTTGAGGTAGCCGGCGTTCTTCAGCACCCAAGAGACATCCTTCACCAGCCGCGGCGGGATCAGCGGGGGAGCTGGCTTGCTCTTGCTCTTGTCATCACCTTGGCGGATTGATCTCCACTGGCCGGTCGTCTCATCTTTGATGATCCGAAACGCCCCGGCTTTGAGGAGGATCGGATAGATGACGAGCCCAATGTGGGGCCAGTTCCGGCCGATGATGGCGAGGTTGCCTCCTTCCTTGGGGTACTTGCCGTAGGGATCCTGGCCTGTAGCTGCGCGGGCCGCTTCCACCGCCACGGCCAGAGTTTTCCCGCCTCGGTTACCACCCAGAACAATCCGCTCCGAGGCCAGGCACTTGTGGAACTCATCCTGGTGCGGCATGGGCTCATACAGCCGCAGCGACTCTAGCCGCCGTTCCGTGAGGGCGGTCTGGACATCCTTGAGCTGCCCGAGCTGGTGCTGGGTGACATGCCCCAGCGGGCCTTCAGGAGTCGGTGGCGGCGGAATTTGGCGGGGGTGTTTCTTCATATTCGCCACAGAAATCAGTGGGCATCGTCTCGGGGAATCGGTCCCACGCTCTCTGCCCGATGAGCGTCGGCGGATACCGGCGACACTCCCCGTGCATCTCCTCCGCCACTGGAATCCACCAGCGGCAATCCTCGCACTTCATCCACCACCTCAAAGTGTTTCATCGTCATCGCTGCTTCGATCACCTGCCGCCGAAGCTCGGCTTCCAACTCTTCTTCAGTCATCAACTCCAAGGGCTTCTTGGCTCCGCCCATGGCGGTGTTGGTGGTCACCAGCCGGACCACGCTGTCCAGCATCTTCGTCCTAAAAGCACCGCCCACAGGCGCATCGTAGAACTGCTTCATGTACAGATTGGCGAAACCTCTAACTCCACCGAAGTACTCCATGAGGACTTCCAGGAGTTCCGAGGAATGGGGGATGTTCGCCCCGCCCACGCGGGCGGCCGCCACAAAGTTTTTGACGGCCCCCTTTTCGATCTCTTCCAGCTTGCTGTTCCGCTTGCCCTTGCGGTCAGTGCGGATCTTCTTGTTCCGGCACTTCCGACAGCGGGCGTGGAATCCGTCCTTGGACTTGTGGTAGTAGGCAGTGGTCGCGGGCCACGCTAGGCCACACGCTATGCAGACCTTCTCAGCTTCCGGCACTCGCCACCCAGACGCTCCCAGTCACCACGGGCTTCAGACCGCTGCCCCGAACGGCCGCCTCCACGCCGGGGAAAACGAAGTAGTCATGTCCCGCCAAGAAGTATTTGGCCTTGCTCCGCCAGCCCCGGATGTCAGCCTCTACGGAAGCCTCGTCATGCTCGGCATCCAAGTAGACGATGTCGAACTTGCCGTCCGGGAACATGGCGGCAATGTCGGGCGAACGCCCAACCACATGGTCGATTGAGTAGCCCGCCGTGTTGCGGAGGAAGACCTCCAGAGGAGTTCCCCGCGATCCGTCGTACGCCTTGCAGCCAGCGTCATTCTGCGATCCTTCCCACGTATCGACGCAGGTCACCTTGGCGCCGGCCTTGGCCATGATGATCGCACTGCGACCAGCCCAAGAGCCAACCTCACAGATGTGCGGCGGGCGGCCATGCTTAGTGGTGAAATCCTTCACCAACTCCTCCAGGGCTGCGCCATCCTTCTCGGGCAGGTCCATTCCCATCCCGTCGAACACCCGCTTCTCGGGGATACGAATCGCCACCGGAGATTGGAAATCCACCAGCTTCACCCCGCCCTGGACGTTGGCCTCCCAACAGTCCTTCATCTTCTTGGACACGCCCTCGGCAGTGATCACCTGCGGCTTGCCGACGCACTTGGGCTTCCAATGACCGGCCCAGCTATCCCAGTTGCAGTAGACGGGGTTGTAGCCCAGCTTCTGCGTGCCGACCAAAGAAAGATCCCGGGTCATGGTTACGTCTTCGGTGGATGCCTTGTCGGCGCAGAAGTGATCCTTCCACTCATAGTAAAACCATGGCTTGTCGTCCGGCGTCTTAGGCTCCGTGAGGGCAAAGGCCCGCATGTCGTACATGATCAGCCCAGTCGGCAAGGCGGCGCATTCCTGGATGCCCGCCAGTTTCACCGCCGTGTGCCGGTCGTACATTTCCAACTGGAAGTCCGGATTGGGGTTTCCGGTTGTCATGTTGTTCCAGCGGAATACGTAGACACACTCCACTGGTGGAGGTCCGCAATACGGGGCGCCAATAACCACTGGACCCTTGGGGTAGTGGTTGACCAAGAAGTCAAACGACGACTGGAAGAAAGGCTTGGCGTCTGGCTGGCCGTGATTGAGATCCGGCTTCATGTCGCTGTCCACCATCACCAGTACATCGACGCCGTACTGCCGGGCCTGGAGAACAGCCCGGTTTCTGGTCATCGTTATCGGCGTGTCGGCCAGGTTCCAGATGCGGATTTGATCTACCCGCGGATCCCTGGAGAGATCAACGACAAGGGGGGTCATCCATTCGCGGATGTCCGGCACCTCAGAGGAGATGCCGCCGTTGCCGCCGTAGCTAAACGTAACAATGCCGATGTTGAACTTTTGCTGCATATGTCACCTTGGGGGGAGAGGTGATAAGATAACACGCCAGTGTACGGGCGTCAACCGACTATGCGTCCCATGTCAACAAAGTTGGCAGGTTGGCCGTATCCGCCCACGGGACGGTTCGTCACGCCGTTGAAGCTGTTGTCCCGGAAGGGTCCGGTTGGCGACGGCTGAAACAGCCCGGCGCCCGAGCCAGTTGGCATGCCAGGGAACTGCTGTGCGGGCCCTCGCTGTTGAGCCACCCACTGTTGGTTGGCCTGATTCCGCATGTCTTGGATTCCCTGCTGCTGCTGCTGCCACTGCTGGGTCTTCAGCCGGTTCGCAATCTCATACTGCTGGAACTTGTTGGCCCCTGGAAACATCTGCTGGGCCTGCTCAAAGAATGGCATCAGCGCCGGAGGGGCCCCAACCGGCATGGGGCCGCCATCGACGCCTGGCTGACGGGGCGCTGGCGAGCGCGTTGCCGGCTGCCTGCCGCCACCTATCGCCGGCCGTGATGGGGGGGGCGGGGGCGACGAGTTAATTGGCGGACGATACATCGTCGTCCCTTGGACCGGGCCAGCAACAGGCTGACTGCCCGGAGCCGGCGCCCATGCCCCGTACGGAGTGGCGGTGTCGTACGGGTTCTGCGAGGGCTGCGCCTGGCCGGGCTTGGCGATTGCGGCCCCACCACTCCACGCCTCAAAAGCCTTCCGTTGTGCATCGGCGTTAGTGTTCTCAGTCTGCGCCCATCGCTGATATTCCGGCGTGGAAGAAAGCCCGGCGCCAATGCTGCCGTCTGCACCCTTTTGGCGAGCCGCCGGCAGCCTGTTGAGCTGGTCCCAAGAAAGTGCCTGAGATGTCGGCTTGTAGCCTGGCGAGCCAGAAGACTGCCACTTGGCGAACTGCGCCTGGCGGGCTTTCTCTTCAGGCGTCGGCGTGTACATGATTGATGTCACTAGCGATCCTCCTGTGGTTCAGTCATCATGGGTGCCCCTTGGTACTGAAGCATCCTGAGACGCTCCATGTCCTCGTAGGGCTGATCAGCGCGTGATTCGGCAATCAACTGCCGAAGGAAATCCAGGTTCTGGATTGCCGCCTGGTCGTTCATAAGCGTGTAGAGAAGTTCATCCATATATGGAAACAGCCGGCGGAGGTTGCCCCCCGGCCGGCTGCCCCCCGAACCCCCGAAGGGGATGACTCACGTTCCGATCAGACCGTAGTTCTGGAGCGCGGTCTTCAGCGTGGCGAAGTCCGTGACGGCCGCGGAGGTCGCCCGGGTTGAACCCGTGCCTCCGAAGAACGCCACCGTCCCGCCCGTCACGCCGAGCCGAGTGGTCGTAGCCCCAACAGTCAACGCGCTGGCAGTGCCAGTCGCATGCTGGAGAACATCCGCCACCCGGCCGCCGTCCTGCTCGTCAGCCAGACCGACAATCAACTTGGCCCGAAAACCCATTGCTCACCTCAAATCTGGACGACGTTGGCGACGATGCTGACGTTGTTGGTCGTACCCGACACCACCCGACCGAGCCGGCCGACCTGCGGAGCAACGGTCACGCTGACCGTGGCACCGTAGCCGCCCGTGCCGGCCGAGTCCGTGGCGTTGGTGGTGTGCGCCGTGGCCGCGGCCACAATGTCACCCACCGCCACCGTCTGGCTGACGAGCAGCTCAGTCGGACCAGCGACCGTCACCCAGAACACATCGTTCGCCGCCACACCAGCGGTGGGCAGGAACTCATCGACCACACCCGCAACCGCATCGTTCGTCAGGCGGGTGTAACCGCTGACGGCCGAGTAGCTGCCGGCGGCAAACGCCACGGCCCGCTTGGGAGCCAGGGCTACGCCCGAGCTGTTGCGAACAGCGATGCAGGTCTTGAGGCGATTGCTCCGGACCTTGCCCGTCTTGGGGTCAACGTCCGGGAACACCTTCACTGCACCCACCCAACCAGTGCCGTCCGTAGCGGACGAGACGCCCAGCGTCTGACCAAGAGCGAACGGCGGATCAACATACAGACTCATCTTCGATGTTCTCCTGGATCAGACAATGAGCTTAAAGAAGTTGCGCGGCGACTTGAACTTCAAGTTGCCGAGCGTGGACACCACGTACCTGAACTGTTGCGTGAGTTCGTCGTAAAACGGTCCCTCGCTCACCATGAGCTGAGACTCCATGCAGAGCAACTCAATGTTGCCGACCGCCAGGCCGTAGCCCGTGTTGGCCGGGACCGAGTTCTCCGCCGACACCTCAACGCCGTCCAGCTCAAACACATCCGTGAAGCCGTAGCTTCGCAGACCGTTCTGCCGGCTGACGATCACCCGCTCCTTGGCGTCCAACGTGTTGAGGAAGTCGATGAACAGCCTGCGGTCAAGCAGGACCATGTCCACCTGATCTTCCTTCGTATCGTTGCGACGGGTTTGATGAAGCGCCTCGCGGACAGCCTTCACGCAGTTGTCCTTCCAGGTGCTGGCACCGAAGTAGGACGAGTCCGCGTTCACAATCACAGGCGAGTAGAAGTCAAACTCAGGATCGCTGACACCGTTGGGCCAGAAGCCCACCGGAGTCGCACTGCCACCGTACGCACCCAGGACGGTCGAAAGACCGGCGTAGGTGTCGTTGGGGTAGAAGAACGGATCCGCCGCATTGGCCGACCGAGCCGTGGCCCCAGCGACCGTGGAGTCAATCGTCTGGGTCGCGTTCATGAACGACTCAATGCCATGGAAACGAAGCTCGTTGCCAGTGGCATAACCGTCCTGAACCCACTCCTTGGCCAGGTACTGCTCCATCGAAGTCAGAAGGCGGGAAGCCATCTTACCTGCGACGTTTACAAGCGCCTGGGCCGAGCGGTTCTCCAGCATCTCACGCTTGTAAATAGCGTCAGTAACCTGGGCCCCCCGGTACTCAAGCTCTAATTTCTTCCAGAGGTTCTCGCGGGCGAAGTTGCGAGGAGTCTCTCCGTTGTTGCCGGACGGATTGTGATTTCGATACTGAATTTCCCAGTCGAAACCGCGCCCCGACATGTTGGTCCGGATCTGACCGGCACCTTCCAAGGCGGCGAAAAACTTATACTTCCGCAACGACGAAATCTCCTCCTCGCGGAGATGATTGACAATCGTCGTTGCAATACTACGAGCCCAATCAACACTGCTGCTCATCAGATGACTCCATCAGTTACGAGCTGGCTTTTCAGCCGGTCTTCAAAACTCATCCTCTGGCGCGGTGCCCGAGGCTCACTGGTTCCTGCACTCCGATTCGGGGTACGGGTTGCACGCTCCCGAAGGAACTGCATGTTCTGTTGTGCCACCGGGTCAGCCGGGGGTGCCGGTGGCGCGGGTGCCGGCTCGGCGTAACCCTGCGCCGGTGCAGATGACAACTGCTGATAGCGCATGTTCAGCAGGTCACGCTGGAGCATGGAAGTGGCATACTTCCAGCGGGCCTCGGGGTTGGAAATCCCGATCTCGGAAGCCTGCTGTATGTATGCCTGGATGGCCTGGCCTTCCCGACTCACGTTTCCGGCCTGGTCGTACAACCAGTCGGAGTTCTGCTGTTCCAGGGACTGAACGTAGTTCTTCGCCGTGTACTGCCCGAGCTGGGCCTGAACAAGCTCTTCGGCCTTCTGCCGAGCCACATCCTCAATGAAGGGCTTCAGCGTGTTCTCGGGGTCGGTGACGAACTTGCGGGCGAAGTCGGCGGTGTACGCCTGATACTTCTGGAGAGCGACCTTCGCCTCGTACGGAGCATCGGGGGCGATGATCTCCTTGCCCGTAGACGGGTCGCGGATGATCCAGGACTTGTAGGAATCATCGACCGAGGGCGGGTTCCACCACTTCGGCTTCTCGGCCGGCTTCGGAGCCTGGGCCTGCGCCTGCGCCGACTTCCACTGCTCGTACGCCTGCTTGTTCTGGAGGTATTCCGTGGCGTGCGGAATGATGTTCTGGTACTGCTGGAGCTGCCGCTGGGCTTCGCCGTACCCGCTGTATGCCTGATACAGGTTGCGGGCGATGGCCAGATCGTCTTGGCCCTGGAAGTCCGGAAGCGACTTGAAGGCTTCGTAGGGGGTGGTGAACCCGCCGTGATCCGCACTGTGCGGAGCGTCCGACACCGGGGCTTCGGGGGCCTCCGATACTGGCGCGTCGTTGAGGAGTTCTTCGTCAGCCATGGTCGTCCTAGATCGGGGGTTGGGGGGATCTAGAAGACCAATGCCTCGCAGGTGCCTAAGTTGTTACGGCTACCGCTGCTCCTGGCCAGCACCCGCCGCTATCGGAGCCATCAGCCCGTACTTCCGCAGGATGCGGATGGAGTCTTCGGTGCCAGGGTAGAACACGTAGTTGGGGTTGTCGTTCTTGTAGGCGTGCCCCGGTATGCCAGCCTCAAACAACATCTCCGACGCCCGTCGCTGGCCGGCGACGGTTGGCGAGTCGAATATCGTCCCGCCTGCAAGGGTGTTGTAGAACCACCCCCCGTTCGCTTCGTCCATTCCCCCTAGCCCCGCCTCCACCAGTTCGTCAAATAGCCGCGGGTCAATGTCACGCATCTTGGCTGAGACTTCGGGCTGTTGCGCGTACACGGGAACGTCATATTCCATGAGCGAATCCCGCGGATGCGCTATCTCAAGCTCGTAGGTGCGGCCGCGGGGGAACGCTCGCTGGAGCTTGCCGACATCCGCGCGCACCCTGGATAGCGCCTCCAGTCCGCGTTGGTATTCGTCGGTGTCCTCAACCGGCACCAGCGTTCGACTGGCTCCGTCGTAGCGATGCACGGTCGGAAGGCTCCGCAGCCTGCCGCGCGCTCGCCGCATTTCGTCGGCCAGCGCCCTTTGGCGGATAAATGCGGTGCGACTGCGATACCAATTCGCAGCCCCCTCCGCGTCGGTTGCGTACAGGCCGAATCCCTCATCCAGCGGCCCCTCGCCCTTGCCGACCATGGACATGTCCACCTTGTCCCAGTCATACGGGCTCCCGTGATAGGCCCTGATGTACCTTGGGCTTTCCGCCTGCCCGGCTATCGCTCGCAACACATCATCAACACTGCTTGGGCTCGGCATGTAGGACTAATGCCCAATAGTCGTTGTGCGAGTGCTAGCGCTGGTTCTCTGTGCTGCGGTGTGCAGCGGGGAAGAACTCCCCGTGTTGTGGAATCCCCCTTCCGGTTTTCCGCCCACCCTCAGAGACATCGCCTCCCGGTTACCCCGAGACACCGACGCCAAGGAAGCGTGCCTGATCACCTACACGCATGAGGGTTCCCACTTTCTCTGCCGGGGGAAGAAGGGGTATCACTGCGTCTATGTCGGGGAAGGGAAGCGGTGGGAAATTCCCACTCCCCCACTGGTCACGGAGGAGGTGTTTGCGGCCTTCCCCGGAGAGATGAGAGGTACGACGCTGTACCGCATCTACCTCAGACAGGGACAGACGGAATACTGGTCTGCCCAGCCGCTGATGATCTTGGATGAGTGGCGGGCCTACACCGTTGGTTCACAGACCAGACAGGAACTGGACATGACGACCAGGGCAGAGTCAGTCAGACACCTGGAGTCGTTTACCGTGTACGCCAAGGTCTTGTATGACCTGGCCAAAGAGATCGAAGGCTACGACATCAGCGAACTGAGAGATTTCTGCCGATGGAACCTGGAGGAGTGTCGGAAGATTCGGGACTTCCGCAGCGAAGTGGTGTTTGACTAGCGCTGCTCTTGTCCCAGGCGGTCGATGAGCTGATCCGCCCCGATCCCAATGGCTACTGCTGCGGGGATGCCTTCCTGGATGATGCGGCGGCGCATTTCGTCGGACATGAGGTAGCGTCTGGCAGGAGGCGGCACGCCATCTGAGAACTGCATCTCTTTCCTGGCTTCCATCCAGGCCCTCCTGGCTGCCGCCTCGCGCTCAGCCAAAAAGACAATGCGCGGCATATCGTTCGCGTAGACCGGGGTCGCCCGCTCGGCAAGCTCCGCCGCACGCTTTGCGATTATCTCCGGGCCTTCGTTTGTGATGTATGAATTCACAAGGTTCCGGTATGCGCCATCCGCCCGGTCGGGTATTGCCTGCATTGCTTGGTTGCGAAGTGGAGACAACTCCTTATCCCACGGCTCAAGCGTCCAGCCGGAGTGCGTGGATGGCGCATCCTCCACCAGCCCGCCCATCTTCCTGCCCAGCCGCTCTAGCGCGCCAGGGACCACCTTGCCGTAGAAGTGTTCGTAGTTGTCGATGTTGCCGCCGACCTTGTCGGCTATCGCCCGGGGGGATGCGACTTCGATGGCCCGGTGGCCCTTGCGCGCGGCTTCTAGGGCGAGGCGTTTGATGAGGAGGTCGGACCAGGAGTCTTCTAGGGGGAAGGGGAGTTCTCGCCCGCGCGCCACGCGATCAAACGAGCCGGGAGGCTCATACGATTCTGGAATCTCCCGCGCTTTGCGGTTGTGAATCCCCAAGTCCGACTGGAGTTCATTGATCCGCAAGGCATCGCCATGCGTGTCGAAGCGGGCGTGGGCGACGGCGTCTCGGTTTGCGCTAGTAGCCTGCGTGGCCGCCTGCCCCCAGTGGTTGTAGTACTCTCCAGCACTCCTCGCCCCAGGCTGCGTCAGTAAGATTTCCGTGTAGTCCCTGCCGCCTTGGCCATAGTCTGGGTATTTAGGGTCGCCGTGAGCTATGCCGCGCCCGATAGCAGAGGCTTCGTCTTGGTAGTGCGGCAGGCCACTAAATGCGCCCGGGATGGTTTCCATTGGAGGAGTGTCTGCCAGCACCACCTCCTTGTGCGTATACACCGGGCTGCGTTCTTTGACCCGTGCCAGGAGTTCTTCTCTCGGCACCACATCCCGGCCGGCAATGACCGAATCTAGGTCAGTCTCTTTTAACTCCCAGCCGGGGACACCGTCCTTGTATCGCTTCAGGAGGCCCGGAAGTTCTTGCGTGCGGACGTTCTCGGGCATGGCCTGGATGGCACGCTCCAAGCGAGAGTAGATCCCGGGGCCGGGGTTGTAGGTCAGGAGGCCGGCGATGGCGCGGCCCGCGGCGTCAACAGTTCCCGGTCCAGCCATTACCGCAACCTCCCGATCAGTGCGTCCTGCTTGGCCTGCTCCTCCAACTGCTTGGCGCGGAGCTGCGCCGCCAGACCGATGGCTGTCATCGCCTGACCGGGTGCGAACTCAATGCCAATCTGCTTGGCGAGGGGGAGTAGTCGCCCAGTCTTGCTGGCGGCGGCGATCCCAGGAGCATCGAAGACGGGGTTGAAGAGATCGTCGGTCGCCATGCCCAGGAAGTAGGCTGGTGTCTCAGGGACGCCCTGGCCCATGAAGTAGTCCTTGCCCTCCTGGAGCTTGACGCTTTGCGCCTCCCGGGAGAGGTTGTCGTACTGCATGGCGTCGTAGGGGGTGACTCCGTATGGGGTCTTCTGGTACCCCATCATGCCCCAGTGGGTCTGGTCATCTAGTTCCTTGCGGGCGTCCTTCATGTCCGACCACGCGGAATGGCCCTTCTCCACTGGCGGCGCGTAGCCAACCGCTTCGGCAAGCGCCTGTCCCGGGGCCGTGAAGGTGTTGACCGCGTACGAAAGGTTCTTGCCGGCGTCGGGGAACTGCTTGCCGGGGATTCCGCCGAGAGCCTTGCTCGTCACGTAATCGGCCGCATTGCCGACGTTCTCACCTATCGCATAGATCGTAGATGGCAGGGACTGGCCCCAAGTCAGGGCTGTGTTGACGGGAGAGCCCTCCCCAAGAACTCCGGTGTATTCCGTGGAGCTGTTGAGCCGATCCCGATACCCATCTTTGTTCACGGCGTAGGCGTACATGTCCAACGCCAGCGCCTCTGGCAACTGACGCCAAGACTCCGGCCACATGCCATTCACCGGCTGGCCATGATCAGCCAGCATTTTTTCCATGAGGTGAGCCTGCTGCTGCCCAGCACGCCTTGCCTGCTCCATCTTGGGGCGCTGAAAGGGATTCCCGCCGATTCGCCCCTGCATTTCCCGCATGAGTTCGCGGGTGTCCATGGAATCCAGGTCTTTGTATTCCAGGGCGTCGGCTTCGGCTATGGCCTCTTCTGTCCGGCGACGATCTCTTTCAGCCACTACCAGCTCCAGTTACAGGTGTGTTGTGCCACGGCGCGGCAGGATTCCACAAACTCTGCCAAAGGCATGTCCCCCCGCATAAAGTTCACGGCCTTATGCACCCAATGCACGTTATCGGGCGTATAGCCCTTGCTGTTGTCGATTCGGTCTAGCGAGGCCGTAATGTCGCTAAACGCACCATTGGTGGTGAGCGGAAGCCCGGTCAATGCGCAGCGTCCGTTCTGCTGCTCAAAAACATCTACGGCCTCGTCCACACTCAAACCCCACTCTTTGTTTCGCATGCCAGCGTGGTACTCATACCTGCGATACCATGACATGCGAAATCCACGGTAGATTTCCTTTGCTCGGCGGGTGGAGCATTTCTTGCACGGCTTTCCGGCGTGCGCCAACGCATGGTTCTTGCGTTTAATGGGTCGCCAGCGGGCACAAACCGGGCACTGGACCGCAAACGCCTGGATGACGCGCCCGCTCTTTGTTTTGGCTTCCCCGGCCCTTTCCACCGATTCTGGGAGCGGGCGGCTCACGCGGCGCCCCTTACGAGTTACTTCCCCCCTTACGTACACGCCAATAGCAGCGGGAGCAGGCTCCAAGACCAATTGCAACTCCAATACCCGGGCTTCAGCTTGTCGGTCTTTTCGTCGCAGTTGTGACGGGCTTTGAAGTTGGCCCTCCGACCTTCATCCCCGTGGCCGGGCTTGGAGCCTTCCTTGTAGTGCCCCATGCTTGCGTCCCCGAATCGAACCAGACGCTCTTCGTCCCCGACCTTGGCGCGGACGACGAACTTCTTGCCGCCCTGTGTGTCCCTTACCGGACGGTTGGGGACCAGCTTGCGAACCTTATCCCCGTCCCTGTCCACTCAGCTTCCTCCACTGCTTCCTGTCGGGGTAGTCCTTGTCGCCGGGCTTGGCCGGGGCTTCTCCTCGCTCACGCTTGGCGCGGATGTTGTCCCACAGCCCCCGCCGCAACTGCCGCACCTTGTCCCCGTCCCGGTCCACTTACCTGCCCTCTTGAGGGGCGTAAGTGAGATTTCCTCCCCCTGCCAGCGGAAAGACCGGAATGCTGGTCCTGCCGGGGAGGTTGCGGCGCTTCATCTCCTCCAGCATCTCGCGGATCAGCATGCCCTGGGGATCTTCCGCAGCGGCGCGAGCCTTGAGATCCGCATGGATAGCTTGGCTGGCCAGATGATCTCTGGGGCCGGCTCCCATGGAAAACTGGTTCTGGTACGACGGCCGACCCAGCGCATCGACACCATACCCGGCCCGAGCTTCCCAGTTGTTCAGATTAGCCATCGACATGTTTTGTCTCCTTAACCAATAGCGCCCAGTTGGCGAAGTTGTGCCAGCAGGGCCCGAATGTCATCGCCTGAATCGACTTGGCTCGTTTGCATGGGGCGCACTGGCTGCGGCTGCATGAACTGCTGCGGCTGGCCGGGCTGCTGCGGCCGACTCATGTCGGGGGGCTCTTTGCCCATGTAGCTCCGGTAGTGGTTCCTGGCGCGCTCCGTGACTATGCGGCGCCGGAACTCCTGGTCGTTGGCCGCGCGGGCCTGCAAGTCCTGCATGGCCTGCTGCTGTGTCTCGTACATGTCCGGGGTTTTCCCGGCCGCCCGCATCGCTGCCCCAAGATCAAATGGCATGAGTGTCTCCTACCTACCATTGCCCTTCTTGCGGGCCCGGCGTATCGCCAGGCGGATCAATGTCTTCCCTGCCAAGGAGAGGTAAGGCAACTTGCGCTTCTTAGCCTCCTCCGCCAGCCAGCCGTCGATCTCGTCAATGTGTTCCTCGCACCAGTCGCAGCCCTTCTCATCCATGACCTTGGCTCGCTTGTTGCAGGAGCATGTCGGTGAGGCGACGATGCCGATGTTGCGCAGGAGGGACTTGAGTTCTGTGCCTGGCCCGGAGATGGCCATGGGCTGAACAGGGGGCTCGCACACATGAAACACGTTCGCTTTGTTGGCCTTGATCCGGACCCCGCACTGGCAGGTGCAGAGATACCCAGAGTCCTGCGGCACGCACTCACATCGATTCATGCACAATCCCCGTTGCAGTCCAGGCGGCAGGAGGTCCAGCCAACGAACTCATAGCAATCCGCACAAAAAGCCAAACCTGCTGGATCGAACGTCAGATCCGCGACTTCGCAATCCGCCCCCAGCGTCCACGCCGTTAGGCAGGGTGCGCTAGTGATGGCTATCGAAGTGACGCCACACTCCGCCAGCGCTCCGCCAGAAATCACCACATCAAACGGGTCGCCTTCGGCTATGTGGCTCAAGAATGGAGCCAAGCAGCCAACCTTCCTGATGAACGAAAGGGTGATCTGGGCGCCGGGGTGACAGGCGTGCGGCTCACAAGCCCCGTCGCAGCAAAGCTCCGGGGAGCCAGGGAAAACGTCCTCGCACGGAAGGCCGTAGGTCGGGCAGTCCGAAAACGCATTACAGCATGTAGCTGGCGTGCATTGCCCGTTGCAGCAATTCTGCCCTTCGTCGCAGTCTTCGTCGGTTTCGCACCCCGCGCACTCCTCCGCTTGGCACACCCCATCACAGCAGTTAGGCGCGTCATCGGGGCAGCGACTGACCACCTCGCCATCGACACACTTCTCGCACTTGCCTGGATCAGCAGGTGGGTCACATGGGCAGTCACCGTCCACGCACTCCGTATCCACTCCCTGAAACAAGCCGCCCGCGTCTTCGCAGTCAGCGCACGTTTCTTGGGTACACCCCTCGTCCGTGCAGCAGGCGCCGGTCTTTTCACAACACCTACAGCAGGCCATCAGTTTCCCAGTCCAGCCAGTCGAATTCGTCGATCAAAGACTCCATACCGACCATTGCGACACAGAGACCCCTAGCAACGCATTAGACGGCGATTTAATGCGAGCGACACGCACCGGACGGGAGGGAAATGCGAGGCGGGGAGCGGGAAAATGAGGGGCAGCGACATGTGGGGGATGAAGGGGTGAAAAAATCCAGGGGTGGATATGACCTGTAATGCGTGACGCGATGGGGGGGCTCGGGGGGGTGTCGCTCATGCCATGGCCAGGATCATAACCCCTTGCCCCGTCTAGGTTTACGCTTGCGTGAACCATGCCGTTCCCAACCTTACGCTTTTGCAAGGCGTCTAATCGGGGCCAGAATCCGCGGCCGATAGTCCGGCGTGCATTGCCCCCCCTCCATCGTCAGCGCAGGAAAAACCCCGGCCGGTTTCATCCCCGGCCGGGGCATTCCGTTCAGTCTATCGGCCCGGTTTCAGTGTCCGGCCCGGGGATTCTCTGCCCGATACGCTGCGATGGCGGCCCGATACGCTTCCGGGTCCGCAGCGTAGGCTACGGTTTCCCCCTTGCGCCGCCACTCAATCGGCCCGTCGTTTCCCGCCCGCCACCGGGCCGGAAGCGGGCCGGGATTGTGCCGCGGGGCCGTTGCCGGGATTGAGTCGCGGACGATCCCCGGGGCGTATGTCTTCGCCCGGCCCCGGCCGCGCTTCATCCGCCACCGGATTTTCCCGCCATCCCTGACCATCTTGCCATCGGTTTCACCGCGGCCCGATGGCCCCCCTGGGAGAGCGACGGCCCGGCCGGGGATTTCATGGCACGCCGGGAAGACTTCCGCCCACGCCATTCCCATAGACTCCGCCGCCGCTACGGCCGTGGCCGGATTATCCCCGGCCGCCATGGCGGTTGTTGCCCGGTTGTATAGGGCAAAATCCCCGGAACCCTTGCGCGCGTATTCCCCGAAACGGCCCGTATCGATGGATCGCCACCGGGCGCGGTCCATCCATCGGCCCGCGGAGAGTAGCGCGGCGGTCGCGGCGTCAGCATCAAACCCGGCCGCCGCATAATCCCGGTGGATGAAGAAATCCATGCCGTGCATTGTGGCATCGTCCAGCACCGCGGCCCGGGTTTCCCGCGGCAATCCTGCCCCCACTCCGGCCCGGGCGGCCCGGGACCGGAAGAACGCCTGCACATCCCGATACCGCCCGGGACATGTCAGATATGCGAGCGGATCGAATACCGTCCCGGGGACCGGTTCCGCGAGAACACGGCCGAAAAGCCTATGCTCAACTCCGGCCATCTTTTCCCGCATCGTCGCGGCCCGCTTGGCTTTATTCGCGGCCCGTTGTTCGCCCGTCATTTTGCGAGACATGTTGAAACCCTCTGGTAGTTTCCCCGGGGTTCAATCCCCGGCGGTCTGATAATACTATCGGAAACCCGGGCCGGTTTCAATCAGTAGGTTTCCCGCGGGAATATGTACTATTCCAAAATAATCCGCGGCCCGATGGTACGCTCATGGTATATAAGGCGTTCCGGTTTCAATCCGCGGTTTCAATCCGCCGAATGAAACGCCGCGGGGGTTTTCCCGCGGTTTTCCGCGGTTTCAATCAATCCGCGGTTTCATTGCCCTGGGTTATATGCCGGGCGGCCAGCGTAGAAAATCCTGCGATTTTCTATGGTACGCTCATGGTATATAAACGTCGCGGCAATCGTCCGCGGTTTCAATCCGCGTCCGGGATGGTACTATATGGTACTATCCGCATGCGGGCAGCAAAGGGGGTTCCATGTCAAAAGTGGATCACTCCCTGGTAGTGATGGCTGCTCTTGCCGATCCATTACGGAAGCTCCGTGAGGGAGGGACTGTTGCGGTCCCCTCTGATGAGTTAGCCGTGCGGGCGGTGCGGGGTTGTCTGAATACCAGGACGGGCGGCTGGCGGGCTTCCAAGCCTGCCGATGAGGCCGCCGGGTTGTTGTGGACGCTGGTCAAGTTCCATCGGTCTGGGGGCAGTCTTTACGGCTGGCCCTGGTTCGCGGATGAGGCCATGCGTGACCAGCTTGACACTCTCGCCGTGGTTTTGCTCGGCGGGCAGTCGTCTGCCGCTGCCGCGTGGCAGCGTGCGCTGAGTTGACGGGATCCGATCCCGGGCAGTGGGTTCACCTGCTGTCCGGGTTCGGTTGCCGTTTTGACGGTGTCCGAATAGCCCCCTCTGGGCAAAACGCATTCGACGGGGTGCGTAGTCAACGCGGGGAGAACCGCCACCGTTCGCCCGGGCGGCCCAGTGGCCTGTAATCCAACAGTTCGCTCAGAGGGGGCTATTCGGCTACCGCCCGGTAGTCGGTTCTATCCACGGAGGTGCGTATGCGTCTGGCATATGCACCGGCCAACGCCAAGCTCCGCCGTCTCGCGGAGCGCTTGTGCATCAAGGTCTACTCCTTTGACATGCTGTCAGGAGTGACCTGTCCCGCAGCCAAGGACTGCAAGTCTTGGGCTGAGGAGTATGGACGCGGCAAGCGCAGGATCAGAGACGGCAAGCACACGTTGTTCCGGTGCTTTTCGGCCTCGCAAGAGGCTCAGTACACGGATGTGTACAAGTTCCGTAAGGCCAACATGGATGCGGCCCTGTCGCTTGCGGCAGAGTCACCCATGAAATGTGCCTCGGCCCTGGTTGAGGCTCTGCCTGACCGGGCAGCGGTGATTCGCATCCATGTGGCTGGGGATTTCAAGATCCTCAACTACTTCGATGCCTGGTTGGAGGTGTGTGAGCGTAGGCCCGATATGCGGTTTTACGCCTACACCAAGATGCTTTCATTCTGGCAGAAGCGGCGGGACATCCTGCCTGCGAATCTGGCCCTGACTGCCAGCAGGGGTGGCCGATTCGACCATCTGATCGACAGTGAGGGGTTCCGTGAGTCGGTAGTGGTCTATAGCGAGGCCAAGGCCAAACGGCTGCGGCTGCCTATCGACCATGACGACCACCATGCGTACTCGCTCACGGGCGGTTCATTCGCCCTGCTGATCCATGGGACTCAACCCAAGGGCAGTGAGGCAGGCAAGGCTGTTCGGGCCTTGCGTGGGGTGGGTTCCTACAACCGGAAAGTGCTGGTGTGACATGCAGACATACCAGTACCTGATTGTGTGCGGCCGACCCGATGTCGGGCAGCGGTACATCGGACCCTTCCTTACGGAAGATGCTGCCCTGCACTATGCCGAAACCGCCATGCAGGCGATTGACTGGTGGTGGATTTGTACCTTAGACAGCGAGGTGTGACATGCGACGAATCGTAGATGCTTACTACTCCAACGACCTGAAGTGTTGGGTTCGTCTGGAGCGTGAGGCGGATGGCGAGTGGTGCCATACGTCTGGGTTTTCAACCCGAGAAGCGGCCATGCGTGGCCAGGAGGTGTGACATGCCGATGAGCCTGACAAGCCGCCTTGTGCATGCGGCTGACGATCTGCGTGAACTGAGGGTTTCCCTGCACAACCTTGCTCTCACCCTGCTGGAAGACGATGCGGGCCTATCCGCAGAGTCGTACCGGCTGCTGGATCAGGTGTTTCAACGGGTAGGTGGGCTTGCAGCCCTCACTGCCCGCAAGCGTGGCGACGGGCGGTTTTATCTCTCCCCTATGGCACAGGTGACACATGCCGGAGCTGACTGACCTGGAGCAGGGCAGGTGCTTTGTCCTGCTCAGTGATGACGAAACCTTTGACGATGTGCGTGGGTGCTGCGTGCGCTTCATGGATGAGGCCACCCAGGATGACTGGGTGTGGGGCGATAGGGTCAAGGGATACCGGGATATCTCCATCGAAGAACTGGTGCGGCATTACCTAGCAACTAAGGGGGTGTGACATGGATGACCACAAGAGGCAGCGTGATGTGCTGCTGTTTGCCCTCAAGGAACTCGTTGCTGAGTGCAGCGACGTTATCTGGGATGAGTCTTTCGCGGATGAGGTAGGCCGCGCATCGCAGACCGTTGCCGAGATAGAAGCACTTGCGATGAGGGAGGTGTGACATGGACTACGACTGGCTGGGCTACGGCCTGCTGCTCAAGTTCGACAACGGGACCGTGTTTCTCCAGGGCGAAGAGGCTTCGGAGTTGCATGACCAACTGGAAGCCTGCGGCACCAGTGAGGAGCTGGAGCTGGTGATGGGTGATTACGCCGAGTTCGCCGAGGAGGAGGTGTGACATGGTGGCGATTGTGACCAAGTATCACGGCCCGACCAACACGCGGGGTTCCCGTGTGTCTGCGTCTGCCAACGGGCACCGGGCAGTGGTTTCGCATGAGTCTGCCCTGGATTCCGAGGCCAACCATCGCCGGGCAGTGCGTGCCCTATGCGACAAGCTGGGCTGGGATGAGGACAGGTTCTACGGCGGTGCCATGGACGATGGACGATGGGCCTGGGTGCCCGTCTTTACCTACGACTGGGAGCAGCGACACAAGGAGCAAGCCAATGCAAACTGACCTGTACAAGGGTGTGGACTGGGCCCCGCATGTGCGTGAGTTCTATGCGGGGTGGCTCAGATTCACTGGCCTGCGGGCGGATAGTCGCCGGTCGTTCGACCGCTTCGTAGCCCTGATGGAGGAACGCATGGGCGACTTCCTGATGGATCAGTGTGCGGATTTTTCTGGGATGGGTCTTATCCGGGAGGAGGTGAGCGATGAGTGATGCTGACAAGGCGGAACTGTACCGCCTGGTGCGTGGGTGGGTGCTGACGCCCGGGCATCCGACGCGGAAGCATGTCAAAGAGTGCATTCAGGATGCGCATCTTGGCAGGCCCGATGGATGTCTGGTGACGTTCGACAACCAGTGGATGTTCCGGCAGTACCGAAACTCCGTGTCTCCCAACGCGGATCAGTTGGTGCGTGAGGCCGTGGCTTTTGAGGAGGTGACCGATGCGACTGGCTGAACTGGAGGAGTTCATGTCCCTGGCCGGCGACGAGGAGTATGGGTGCTACCCCTGCCGACATGGGCATACCGCATGCTCCGACCGCACGGGTGGCCGGTGTTCTGATGAGTTGTGGCAGCGACAGTGCAGCGATGAGTCCGATGACGATTACCAACAGCGAATGGAGGATAACCAATGAGTTTCCGACCGATGGTCTATGTGCAGGGTGAATGGGCTGGGAATGGGGTGCGGTTTGCTACCCCGGAGGAGGCCGAGGCTTCGGCCCGTAACCTCATGGCCCGGTGGTTTCTGGTGGACGACATCCGGGTGGATGAGTCCGAGGATGAGGTGAACTATGCCTGGGACAACGGGCTGAAGGAGGTGGTGCATGCGTGAGCGACATACCCTGACACTGAGCCTGACCTACAAGCAGGTAGCCATCCTGCGGCAGGCAGTGTTTGATTTTTCGGACGCGCAGTACGAGCGGCGGATGCGTTGGCTGCGACAGGGCCAGCCAGGACAGACTCGCCCCAATGCCATGGAGTTGGCAGCCGAGGAGTTGTCCCGCCTGATTACCGAGGCCACCGATGTGGCCATGACCCCGGAGGTTTCCCATGTGCCCAATGTGTGACTGCTGCGAGGTGGCCTGGGCTGCCCCGCTTGGTTCTCTGTGGCATGCCTGCTGTCGGGCATGTGGATGGGTGTATACTATCGACTCCGAGGAGGTGTGCAATGAAGACGATTGTGCATGTGAATCAGCACATCATTAAGCGGAACAGCAAGACCGGGCAACGCGAGCCCGTGCTGACAGTGAAGACCTACAAGGAAAACACCTACGCCACGCGGGTGCGGATCGATGGCCCCTGCGTGGTGGTGTATAGCCCAGACAAACCGCTGTCATGCGGTGCGAAAGTGTGGATCGAAACCGAGAGTCCCGTGGAGGCAACATGACCAAGACGATCAGCATTCTGGATGGCATCAACGCCGATGCCGTGGCGTTCCGGCAATCCCGGGCCAAGTACGACAAGGCGTTTCGCATGCTGAAGATAACGACGCCCGAGCTTCAGGCGGCAGACTTCTGGCCCATGGCCGATGCCTTCCTGCTCACCATCCTGCGGACAATGAACTACCGTGCGGAGGGTGTGTCCGAGGCTGCGGCCGATGAGTTCATGCGACAGGCTTCTATCGGTCAGTCCCCGTGGGATCTGGCGGCAGCGGTCCACTTCGCCCTGTCGTACGACACCTACAAGCGTCACGCCTATGCCGGTGGCGACAAGTGTCGGTTCAGTTTCGACCGTGGCGACGATGGGTACGGCGACCTGATGGATTCTGTTGTGCTACTGGGCCGGGAGTTCAATGAGCGGTTGCATGTCGGTCGGTTCTACGACCTCAAAGATTTCACCGCCGCGGTAACGGAGCAGTGTGCCATCCTCAGCGCGAGCGAAGCCGTGGCCAGCAGGCTCCGCAAGTTCATCCTGCAAGGGGAGAACTACTGCGGCATGATGCTGTGCGATGCGGCCCAGAAGTGGATTGCGTTAGAGGCACCGCGTGGAACTCAGGAGGATGGCGAATGACATCAGGTGACCTAGCCAAGATGGCCCGAGCCGCAGCCGTTATTGAGTCGGTGCTGGGCCGGGACTTTGTGTGCTATACCCGGCCGGAGTTCGATGGCGAGTACGGCAAGGGTGCCTTGCTCATCTTGCAACACTACCGGGGTGACCCGCTCTGGCCGTATGTGAACTACGACGGCGGGCAATATGAGAAGATCGAACAGTTAGCCGATGCGTTGTCGGCTGCTGGGTTCTGGGTGGAGGACTGCACGGGGTGGTACTCCGCTGTGTATGAGAAGGAGGTGGCCACCCACTGGCACACCGTCAACCCGGAGACTACCAATGCCAACGATTGAACTGACCGACGAGCAGGCCGATGAGTTGAGCGATGCCCTGAAAGAACGGATGGATACTCTGGATCGCAAGATCAAGAAGTTTGCCCAGCCAGACGATGACCCCGATGTCATTCAGGTCAGGCATGTGCAGTCTGTCCTGTCCGACATCCTGGAACTACTGGAGATTGCGTGATGCGTGTGCTGGACCTGTACTGCGGGGCAGGGATGGCGGCAGATGGGTACTACGATGCCGGCTTCGATGTGGTGGGGTGGGATTTGAGGTTCCAGCCCAGCTACCCCTTCCAGTTTCATCGGGGCAGTGCGCTGGATGCGCTGGAGGATCGGCAGTATCTGCGTGAGTTCGACCTGATCCACGCATCGCCGCCGTGCCAGGCACACACCCGGGCCAAGCACCTGCGGGAAGCGCAGGGTGGCAAGTGCAAGTACGACGATCTGCTCACCCCCACCCTAGAGTTGCTGCGTGACTGCGGCGTGCCGTGGGTGGTGGAGAATGTGGTCGGCGCACCCGGCATGGAGGGGGCCGTGGTCGAATGCGGCTCGGCCTATGGGCTGAAGGTCCGCAGGCATCGCCTGTTCCTGGCGTCCTTCCCCCTGGTGGGATCAGGCTGCAAGCACAAGGAGCAGGGCAAACCCGTGGGCGTGTACCACACCATGGGTGACACGTGCAAAGGAGTGTGCAAGAAGACAGGCAAACTTGTGATCGGCGGCTCCACTGCCAAGACGGTGGAGGAGGGACGCGCAGCGATGGGCGTCACCCGGGCGATGACTTGGAACGAACTGAAGGAGGGCTTCCCGCCTGCGTACACTCGCCACGTTGGCGAGCAGGCGATGGCCTATCTATTGCAGAAGGAGGTGGCCTGATGCCATACCCAGACAGTGAGTACCCCAGCATCCTGCGGGGGAGAGACAAGAGGGAGAGCCAGAGGTTGATGGCGGCGGCGCCGGAGTTGCTGGATGCATGCCGCCGTCTGCACTCCAGCTTGGTTGACTGGTGCGACATCGCAGATCCAGACGATCAGCGAGACGAGGACCACCAAGCGATTGCCGCTGCTGAAGCGGCCATTGCCAAAGCAGAAGGGAGAGAGTGATGTTCTATTGGGACGAGGATCGTTACCCCATTGCTGGAGGCGAGCAGCCTGCCCGGTGGGGAGTTGTAATGCTGGATGACACGTATCATCTGGAGCCGGTGTACAAGCTGGCCATCTACGAGATGCGTGAGATTCCTGGCGTCGGCAAGCGGCCGGTAGCCATGCTCGTTTGCCGTGGGTTCTGTGAGTCGGGCATCACGCCTGACGCTGCCGTTGAGCGGGCGCGGCAGTGGCGGCGGGGCGAGGATCCGGATGTCGTCGGCGTTGAGTTCCGATGGGTTGGTGTGCTGCGTTGGTCGAATCCGAATCGGCCCGTGAAGAAGGGGAGGGAGTGATGCCAAAGCCACTGCGTCGTATGTGCTACGTGTGCCAGTCCCGGCCCGCAAAGTTGCTTAAGCCGAGGACTCCGTACGCCCACGCCTACGCGGAGCCCGGCTTCTGTTCCGTGCGGTGCGCTGCGGACTATGGCCTGCTCATGGCTGGCACGGAGCAGGCTTCCGATTTGAATTGGTGCGACACGCACGGATGGTACACGGGCGGAGCTGTCTATGAGGGGTGCCCCGCCTGCGTGTTAGGCGGAACGGAGGGCGCGTAGTTTCATGGAGGGAACCAATGGCAAGGAGCGATCATTGGACTGACGAGTTGGTAGACAGGGCCGTTCGCCTGCTTGTGCTGGCGGAGGCTGCTGTGAAGGACGTTTCGCCGGACCTCTACCAGGAGATCCGGCGTTTTCTTTTGGAGGACGCATGATCACAGTGACTTTGACTCTCACGCAACTCGC